GAAATGCATATCATGAAAAACCCCTATAAACTCATTCTCAAAACTCTTGGATTACCTTACAAAACAATTCTAGGTGAATCATCAGCAAAAACCATTAAGGGCGAAAAGATCGGTTATTTAACTGGAATTGTTTATCTTAAACCTGATCATATAATTTGTTCTATGGCGAAGCTTGCAGGATGCATGCATGGATGCCTAGAATCCGCAGGTAGAGGGGCTTTTAATTCTGTACAACAGGCAAGAATCAGCAAAACCCAATTCTTTTATGATAATCAACAAGCTTTTTTATTGTCGTTTGCTGCGGATATATGGTCATTAGACAGAAAAGCAAAAAAGCTTGGATTGTTCCCGCTTATTAGGCCAAATGGTACATCAGATATCCTTTACGAAAATTTGATTGTCCATGATGGAAAAACCATTTTTCAATTGTTTAGAGATATTCAATTTTATGATTATACAAAACACCCAAGCCGGAAATTGAATGGCAAAGATGCTGACAATTACGATTTAACCTATTCGTTTAGTGCCATCACACCCAAGCCCATCAGCATTAAGGGATTGCAAAACCCTAATAATTCCCGTGTTGCTGTAGTTTTCCAAAAACAAGCCGATATCCCTGCAAGCTTTAGGGGCTGGAATGTGATCGATGGTGATAATACTGACGTACGCCACATTGAACCAAAGAGGGTTGTAGTGGCTTTGTACGCCAAAGGAAAAGCCAAAAAAGATACATCAGGGTTCACACAAATTTTAGGGGTTCACTATGCATAAAACAGCAAATGATTTATTTCCAGGTGAAGCTGATCAGCGCATAGATCACCTGATGAGGTTCTATCATTGGGGCAAATTTGAAGCACAATGCTATTTTTACTATGAACCCTATGATGCTATTGATTGGGTTGACTATGACTAAACCCATCCACAGCTTCACAATTTATGGAGAGACAGAATGAAACAAGAATGGATCAACACACTGCGCCAGATGCGGGATGCGGGGTATGCGGTGATCATCTGGACACCCGAGGAACTGAACGGGGCACACCCTTCAGACATAGAGGACGGGTCTATCCAGTTTGCATCCGAGTACCTGATACCTGAACCCGAAACAGAAACGGGTGAAGACCTTGCCCAGTTTTATGGCCCATCCGCACGTTAAGGAGAGACAGCATGAAAATTTACCAGTTTGAAATGAAGCGCACCTCTCCCGGTGATTTTGGCTGCATAACTTCGCTGGATGATGGTTCATTTTGGATAGTCCAAAGGGTTTGCCAGTTAAACCTAATTGTTGTTCATTCTGACAATCCTAAAATTTGGCGAGCATGCAAACCATCAGATTTTTGGCCTTTAGTAAATCTAAGCTGATAAGCTCAAAGAATCCCGGATTTAATCCGGGTTTTTTTGACATTGTTAAGTTAGTTAGCGCTTACTTTCATTTGAGGGTTTTAGATTCTATGGGGGTTGATTGTCTAACTGTATTAAATTCATCAGAAAACCACCAGCAAAGCCACTTAACGGGCTTTTGAGGCGTTTTTCGGGGTCCATGCTACCTATGGTGCACCTGCATACGTTATGCGATTGTAGACGATTCTATGCGATTTTACCAAATCTATGGGGGTTTACCCCTAGTTACCCCCCTGCCGACCCCCCTCGCTGACCCCAAAAAATGAGAATTTCTGTAGAAATAAAAGGACCCCCCCCCTCAATTTTTTTAGACCTCTGTTTTTTTTGACCAGGGCATTTCTGGATTTCTGGCAGGTTCAAAAACTTTTGACCAAAAAAAAGACCCCGGTTAAGGGGTCTAAAGTCACTCGCTCAAGGAAAATCACTTCAAGAATTTCAGCTTATACAGCGTACTGTTGATCAGATCTGCAATCTCATCCACGATGTTCTGGATCTCACTGTTGGTTGGCAGACTGTTACGCTCTTCAGTAACGTAGTCTTTCAGGTGTTCAAGCTCTTCAAGGCCACTGGATGCTGGACCGTAATAGTCAACAGGGTAGTCAATGATCTCGCCTTCTAGGCCCTGTATAGCCTCTGTGAGAGTGTCTACCAAGGGGATGATGGCTTGATAGAATTCACCTAGGGCGATGTGTTCTGCATAGCTTTTTGTTTGGCGATGCAGGATTTGTGTGTTGGTTGACGAGTGCATCAAGGTCAACAGGAATTCACCGTAGTTCATTGACTAACCTTTCAATGGTTTTGTTCAAGGCATCGATTTCATCCATTTTACGGATAGACCATGCTCTTTTTTGTCCATGCCAACCAAGAAAACTACCTTGATGACAATCTTTGCACAATGCTACGCAAGTGTACTGCAAACCCTGTTTTACGTGGTGTGCATCACTTGGTCCAGGTGCATCACATACAGAGCAGGGTAGCTCCTTGACCCTAGCCAAATGCAATCGCTCTTTGGCATTCAATTTGTTATTCATGTACTGAGCAATCTCCAAGCTTCTGCTGCACACAATGGGACTTGTCCGTTACCAATGGCTTTAAGTCTGTCCACCCTAGCGGCCACCCCATCAGCCACTCTACCCACGTTGGGTTCAGCTTGCCACCATTCCCTGCGCCCATCTGTCTGGCTTCTTCCACTGTCGTGTTTTTGTTCAGCAAATCCCATGATCCACTGCCTCCACACATCCCCTTGGTCCTCGGTGTTGGCCAATTCCCCCTCACTATTGCTGCCTTTCGACTGTTGCTCCCGCCGTTCAAGCCTTGCATGGTTGGTGTGGGCCAATGTACTTGCGTCCCTAAGTTTGGTGATTTCCTCTTGCCTTGGCTTGCTCCGCTGTCCTTCCAATCCCGAGCGTTTGGACGTGCCCACAATCCACATTCTGTCCCGCTGATGGTTGGCTCCAACGTCTGCAGCTCCCATAACAGTCCATTTACAGTCATACCCCATTTGGGCAAGATCTCCAACGACTCTTGTTCCTCCTCTAGTAGTGAGCATTGGGGAGTTTTCCACAAAGACGTATTTGGGTCGTACTTCGCCAACCACCCTCGCCATGTGTCGCCACATTCCTGATCGCTCTCCGTCAAGCCCATCTCCTTTTCCTGCTGCCGAGATGTCCTGGCACGGGAATCCTCCAGATACAACGTCAACAAGTCCTCTCCATGCGAAACCGTCAAAGGTTTGTATGTCATCCCAAATCGGGAAAGGCGGGAGAAGTCCGTCATTTTGTCGGGCACACAGTACGCTAGCTGGGTATGGTTCCCACTCAACGGCACAGACTGTTCGCCATCCAAGGAGGTGTCCACCAAGTATTCCTCCACCAGCACCTGCGAAAAGAGCCAACTCATTCATTACGACCTTTCTGTTATCCAAGATTACGCATCTCAGAGCGTTTGGAGTATTCCTGCGTCTTCCAAACTTCTATCCTTGCTTGAGCAGCAGTCAGCATCCACTTCAGGTGTGCTTCCTCTTCAATGGCTTGTTTGTTTGCCAGGATAGCTTGCTTGTATTCCTCGCTTGCATAAGCATCAGTGTCTTTGCCACCAATAGTTGTTGATGTGCTTTTGTTGGCCTCTTGGGCTTTAACCACCTTTAAGTAGTTCTCTGTGTACGCTACATCACCTTTTGCTTTTGCATATTGCTCTGCATGTTCTTGGATGTAACGAATGGCTTTCTCTGGGTTAATTTCCATTGCTTTTCCTTGAATAACTCACATAAGCTGGAGTTGTTTTGTTTGTTGTGCCGCATTGATGTCTGTTGGCTTCCTGCAAAACAGGGAAAGCCCAGTTGCATTTTGTGCAAACCCAGTACGGTGGATTACCAGGAACATCTTTTCTTTGTTCAATCATTCTTGGCCTTTAAATTTCAATCCATGCAGAGCCATTGCTTCTTTAACAAACTGCAATCCCTTAACTCCTAAATTTGGAATCCTTCTCATCTCACGTTCTGTCCAATTGCAAAGGTCTTGCTTCATCAGGATTTGCTCAGAAACTAAGCATCGGTGATACCTGATTGGCAAATCAAGCTCTTTAATGTCAGAGTTAATTTGCTTGTGTTGCATCTCTTGATCCCTTTGCCACTCTCGCAAAATGCGATCACGGTGCTCCAGCATTTCTACTGCCAGCCGATAGGATGTCTGAGCCATAGCAAACGGGTTTGTGATTCCCATTTTTTCAATTTGCGCTTGCATTGCGTACAAGGCAAAGTGGTCAAGGATTTCTGTTTTAGTCATGCTTTGCTTTCAAATGTGTTGATTGATTAAGTTCTGTACACCAGTATCCAGATCACCATTACCCATTTCTATGAGTACTTGTTTTTGGATACTGTTTAGAGTTAATGCGACTAAGTTGGTGTACTTGGGCTCTTCTGTCTTTTTCTTGATACCTGCACCCTGACGTTTACCACCCCAGGTTCCTATTGGCCTACCTAGTCGCTTCTCTCTTAACTTACGGTTGTGTTCTCTTTGTTTGAGCACCAACCATTCAGGCTTCTCGTAGTGGTACGGGTCTTCCATCATGCTGGCTCCATAATGGCTCGGCACTTCTTTAGCCGGATCTCTTCAGAAACAATGTACAAAGCCTGTTCCATTTCCTTTACAGAACAGTCGTCTAGCTGGGCATCATGGACATCCATCACCACCCTGACAGCAGTCATCTCTGGTCCTGTAAAGGCAAATCTGCCCTTCTCAACACCACGTTTACCCATTGTGTAGATAGCATCTTGAGCAGCTTTGATCTCTATTGCCCAATCAGCACCCAAGTCATCCCGAATGCGGATTAAAGCTTCTGCCATGTTCACAGCATGGATCAGCACATCAACATGTTCCTTTGTTCCTTCACCTTTTATGATGGAATCCAAGGCTTCATGGTTTTTTAGCTTTAAGCCAACACCAGCAGTAGGTAGTGTTCCTACCTTTCTCATGCCAGCTAATACCCAGTTAACAGCATCTAGCCGTACTCCCTTGGGTTTATATTTGCTCTTTTTTCTCATGCTGTCACTTCTTTTGCCAAGATAGCTTGCAACACTTCCACCAATTGCTCTGTTTCAGAACGGGTCAATGGGGTGTAAATGCCGGATCGGTTTTCGCCCAACTTCAACCACGCTCCACCATCGTCCCACTCAGAGACATGCAAATAACTGCCACTCTCAGCACGAATAGTTTTCTCAATTCCAATTTGCTCTTGCATCATGACGTTCTCCTGTTGTGGAGCCTCAATTGTGATAGTCAATCAACTTGATTGATATAGGGACAAACCCTATAAGAGATGTTCTTGGACCATGATTTCCACCATCCCTACAGTTCCATACACCTTGGTGGCGTGAAGTGACACCACCTGACTATCATCCTCAAAGACAATCCCGTTCATACCGTCAAAAATTGCTTTGCAGAAGTTGTCGATGTCACTGCGTTTGATTGGACGCTCCTCACCTGATAAACAGGCTTTAAAGCGCTTTTTTGTGTAGGAGGCTGGGATGGGTAGGGTGATGTAAATACATGCCACTATGGGGCCTTCTAGGGGCTTCTGTGAGCCCATTGCCGTCATGGCAGCGTCAGCAACCTTAATTTCGTAGTCAACTGTGGTTTTTGGACTGTAAGTTGAGACAAACTTGCCTTTCCTGGCAAACCTTGGGCGACCCTTAGGCACTGGGGTTCCTTCAACTTGAAAGATAACCTGAAAGGTCATAAACAACTCCGTAAAGTCATCAGTGTCAACATAAATGCAATAAATGCCAGCACGATCCACAAAAGCTGGTCGTCCGCCGGGGTGGGTTCTTCGTCTTTGTTCATGCTTCCCTCGCTTTCAGCATTGCGTCTGCCACCTTGTAGGCCCGTGCAGCAGCCCAAGCAAAATCATTCTCATGTATGCCATCAGTCATGTCTGCCGCCATAGCTCTAGCTGCAAAGTAGTCTCGCAGGGTCATGCCTGTGCTTTCGGCGTTGGCGTAGTTGTCGCTGGTGACGGGAAACGCTGGCCTTGTGTTTTTCTTGCTCATTTAATAATTCTCCGAAAAGCATTGCATCTAATGCATTTGTACATACCTTGGCCCTCTATGGGCTCCCACATGTGTTTGCAATCATTCATTCCAATGTTCCTTCTTTCATTTGGGTTAGATAAGACCTGATTCTTTCCTTTGCACCCATGCCATACATTTTTTCTGATCTTTCTAGCATTCCTCTGACAAACTCGTTGTCTTGTGTTGTTTGCCAGGATCTGAAAATTACTCTTGCTTCACCTTGTTCGATTTGAACTCGGTCACCCTGATTTGATTGTTTTTTTCTGTACTCGTACATCAGTGATTACCTTGATCGTGTGTGGGGCCAGTTAGGAAAGAACATAGTGTCATCACCAGCTCTCTCCAAATATTGCTGTGCATCCAAATGAAACCAAAGCTTAATGGTTGGTTCACCGTTAGCAGATCCCTCATAATTCCTTTGCTTACGGCAAAACAACATCTGGTCAGCATCATGAAACTTTCCTGATGCAGGACCAATATCCTTCAACTCGTCCTCTTTTTCCTTGTTTCTCCAAACCATCCAGACATTGTCAACAAGGTCAACAATCGCACCTGATCCTTTGGTGTCGTACTTATTGGGGATAGCGTATTCGTTCGATGGTTTACGCAAATGGTGAACCAAGTGAATATGGACGTTGTAATCACGAGCAATGTTAATCAGCTCAGATACAAAGTTCTTTTGACATGACATGTCGTCTTCACCCATAACGCAAGTGGCTAAGTTATCAATGAAGATGTGACCAATACTTAGCTCCTTTGCACAATACCTGCACATGCCAATAATCACATCTTGGTCAACTGCACCCATCTGGTCGTACAGCCAAAGCTTGTCATCAGTCCAATAACTAAATTGGTCAAACAGGTCGTCAATGGATTTAAAACCCTCATCAGTCTGAAACTCAGGAGCCATAGGGTTCATCCCTATCCACATCCTTGCCATACGCTGTAGCGTAGTGACAGGCTTCATCTCGAAAGACGCAATGGCTACCTTCTCACCTTGGCCCATCAAGGACAAAGCAATCTGAGAGGTCACCAGTGACTTGCCTGAACTGTTCTGTCCTGCCCAGATGGTCACTTCACCCTTGCGAAACTCGAAATTGTCCTTCTGTCCGTACCAAGGCAAAACGATGGGGTTCACCGACTTCTTCAATCGGAGCTTGTTTTTCAGTGCTTCAGAATAGATGAAAGCACTCTTAACCTTTGCCTGAGCGTCAGTCTCTTTCATGTAAAGAGCAAAATCAACTGTATCTTTGTTGATAATCATTTTTGTATGCTTGTTTAAGTGCTTGTATGTGCTTGTATGTGTATGTCAGACCAACCTGTCTGCATCCAGTGTGGAGCATCAGGAATCAGCACACAACTAGTGATAACCCTAGCTTTTGCACTTTTTGCAAGCAAAAACAGTGTTTTAGCTCTTATCTCTGAAAAACTACTAATGCTCACAATCAAGTCAACACAAAAACGCAAGTCGATGTCGTATAGCTCATCACCGTAAACACTGATGGTGGGGGTTTCACCAAAGAGATGCCAATCTTGGCTGTTCAAGGACCTGTGGTCTTCAATGGTGACTGCTTGAGGAGCTTTGCCGTACATCCTCATGTGAATGAGTGGTTGATGGCCTTTCATCGCATTGCAATCCGTTTAGTCCGTTCAGCTTGTTCTTCAGGGGTGAGTAGTCTTTGGTCTGCTGGTCTGCCAAGAGCAATGTTGGTTGCTCGTTCAGCAGGGGTCAATGGTTTGACAAAAGAAGAAATCTCATCCTCCCATCTTTCACCGTTAAGCCAAGTTGATGGGTGTGGGATGTACTGCTGGTCCTTGTCCTTCCAAACAGTTTTGTTTTGCAAGTTGATAGCTTGGACCATCCTGTCAAACAACTGCTGATCCACCTTCAATTTTTCAAAAACCTTTCGAGCAAAACTCTTGTTGCTTTTGCGGGGATATGCTTTCCAGAAGTCATCAAAGTAAGAAATCTCTTCTTTGTTTACTACTGTGTTTATATATGTACTAGATGGTTGATCAAATGCGACTTTCTGATTGATCAAATCTGATCTATCGAAGTAATCATCAATCGCATACCACTTGGTGTGGTCATATGGGTTACTGTTGTAGTTCCCAACGACAATCATTCTTGCAGCTTCAAGGCTTTTTAATGCTCTTTGAATTTGTTGCTGGGAAGCGTAGGGAAAAAGCTTGGCAAAAGCTTTGGCGCTGTTATAAGTCCAATACCGTCCATTGTGATAGTGACGATTGTTGGCCTCATTTTTTGCAGTCCACCAGCGAATGTTGGCAAGCAAAATAGCTTCAAGAATGCCATATTTTTCGGCATCAACCGGATCAAACGAGTGCATAAATTTTCCGTTCCAAATCCCACTTCAGAAGAAACTCACAGGCAGGTGGAAGGGGACACTTTTCGGTCGGGTAATTAATCCGACCTAGCCTGGGTTTCAATAACTATATCACTTTTTGGATTTATTTCGAGCAGAAATAGCAGCAGCTTTGGACTTGGCATCAGCCTTGGAGCTTGCACCCCATGCTTTGAGCGACAACAGCAGCCTAGTAGGCTTACCGTCCTTCATCTCAGGTCCAGGCATACCACCCATACGAGCCAAGAAAGAAGCTCTACGGGGGTTGTCACCAGACTTCACTGGTGCTTTGAGGTTGCTACCGGGGTTTGCTGCTTCGTAGGACTTGCGGCCCTTCTCGTTCAACCCACCCTTAGAGTTTTTGCCCTCTTTCTTAGTCCAAGCGGCTGTCATTTTTTCTTCGCAGTCTTAGCCGATTTTTTAAAGTCAGCAGCAGATGGTGCGCCCTTGCTCCCAGGCTTACGCATCTTCTCTTTAGAGCCAGCTTCAATGCGCTCACGTTTAGCATGAATGTTTGCATACAGTCCTTGTTTCATAGTTCACTCCTGTTGTCTGTCATCCAACGATCAAGGCGAGTCTCAAACTCACGGTCACGCTGTTGTTGATCTTGATAAGCACTAAATCTTGCCATTTCTGACAAGCCCATATGGTACTCACCGTTTTCATCTGGTGTCAAACCAGCTTTAGGAAATTCTGCCAATGCGTTAAAGATCATTTTGCACCTGCTTTTGAGTAAATTTTGAGCTGCTTACGCTCAGTACTCTTAGCTACAGCAAAAAAGTTCATGGTTGCTTTTTCTGTTGCTGTAAACAAGGACGGGGTTTTTTTTTGCCAATCAAATGGCGTTGGTTTGGTAGATTTCATGCATCTCCTTTAGTTGACGTTTGCTAGCGATTTGTAGTGCTGTTGCCAGTGAAGCAACAATACCAGCTTCTAAGTCATCTGGACGCAGCAACGGTTCCAGACGGTCTGTAGCCTGAACAATAAGTTCATAGGCCAATTGGTGTTCAATGATGTTAGGGTGGCTCATAGGGTGAGCCTACATCAAAAAAAACAAAAGCACACTAGGGAAAACACCTATGCAAAACACATAAAAAGCCTGATACATTCACACCCTGCTTAACAAAAAGGAGATACAAATGAATGTTCAAGCATTGAAAACAGTCAGACGACTGTACTGCGTAGAGGGTGTGCCAACACACACACAACGTCATAACTGCCTTCAGTGGGTACGGTCCTTACGATTTTTAGGAAACAAATGGCTTTTAGCAACTCCCTTAGGCAAATTATGAACAACGTCATCCAAACAACTTTTGCAGGAAAAAATCCTTTTACTCATCGCAAGCCCAAAGAAGTTGACATCACTACCTTGCGAATCAGTACTGATCAACCAAAAAAGCGTATAGCAAGGTTTTACAAGTACGACTCGTTGTTTAAAGAGCTAGAAATAGGGAAATCCCTATCTTGCAAATCAGAAGATTGCGATAAGGTTGCCCAGGCACTTCGCTCTTACGTCAAACGGTGCAACAAGCCTTGGGCCATCAAGGGTCAGGCTTACTACACAAAGACAACAGGGCGCATCTTCGTATTGGAAAAGAAATGAGCCAACAAGAATTTTATGAAACAGTCCAACGTCAAGAGGAACACATGAAAGACTTTTTAGAACAAGCGAAAGAAGATCTCAGGGGTGTGGAGTACTGCCCTTACTGCTTAGAGCCTCGCAATGACAAGCGCTCATGCTGCGAGGAAAACCACTTCATCAACTTTGAAGACTTTGATGATGACACTCAAAAAGACATCATTCAAGATGAATACGATGCAACATTTGGAAAGTAATGCAATGAACGTCTATAAAAAACTTAATGATGCTCGTCATAAGTTTCACAGTATTGAATTGAAAAAGTCAGGCCACAACAAGTTTGCTGGTTACAAATACTTTGAGCTTGGTGACTTCATCATTCCAGCCTTAAGAATTTTGGATGAGGTTGGATTAACAGCCATCATCAGCTTTGGCAAAGAAACAGCAGACATGCGGATTGTCAACAACGATAAACCAGAAGAGATGATCGTCATTGAAACACCTATGTCTAGCGCAGCTTTAAAGGGCTGTCACGAGGTCCAAAACCTTGGGGCAGTACAGACCTACCTTAGACGCTATTTGTGGGTTGCAGCGCTTGAAATCGTTGAACACGATGCGTTGGATGCAACTACTGGGGTCAAGGGTACAGCACCTGTTGTAACCCCTCGTGGTGGCATTGGTGACGACCTTCCTGAGGACATTAAGAGTTTCTTGCGTGATTTGGCAAGTAGCGTAGAAGAATTGGTCAACCAGGGGAAGGCAGCAGAGTCCCTTGCAATGATTGATGAACAGGCATTGGAAGCTGATCAGCGTGTCTGGTTGGCTAACCAAATGTCATCCACTGTGCGTTCAGCACTTAAAAAAGCAAAAGGGTAATACATGGAATACGATAAAACTGATAAAGGCTCATTGTTTACCAATGACAAAAAAGAAACAGAAAAGCACCCTGATTACAACGGGTCTATCAACATAGGTGGTAAGGACTACTGGATTTCTGGATGGAAGAAGAAGTCAGAGAAGACAGGCAAGACTTTCTTGAGCCTTTCTGTTCGTGAAAAACAAGACACCCCCCGTCAAAGTTCTGAGCCTACCCGTAAGCCCAAGCCTGATTTTATTGATGACGATATGCCTTTTTAGGCTTGCAACTAGTAATGTAAGTTACTAAAACCCATTAATTTTTGGGGCCGAAAGCGGATGCTGGCGAACTTGTGGGTTCATCCACGACCAGACGCAGCGAGTAGGCCCCCTTTATAAAAGAAAACCATGTTCACAATTGAAAAAAACATTCCCCTGTCTTCAAGAAAAGCTTATCCATTTGACCAAATGGAAGTGGGTGATTCTTTCTTGATCCCCTGTACTGACTCTAAAAAGATCAGCTACATCCGAGCACAGATCAATAACTCAAAGAAGGTCTACCCTGATAAGGTGATCTCTACCCGTAAGGAAGAGGGTGGATTGCGTGTTTGGCTGCTTGCCAAAGGATGAATATGAGTTACGCAGATGTCGAAATGCAAATTATCCAATGGGCAGAAGCTCGAAGGATTATTCCAAATTCAAGCCCTGAAACACAACTGTTAAAGGCAATGTCTGAACTTGGTGAGCTGGCAGATGCCACCATCAAGAGAGATCCTGAAGGCATTGTTGATGGAGTTGGCGATGTGATGGTCTGCTTGATCAACTATTGCGCTTTGCAAGACATTAATTTGGTGAGCTGCATAAAGATGGCCTACCAAGAAATCAAGGACCGTAAAGGAACTTTGATGCCAAATGGTGTTTTTGTTAAGGAGTTGTGATGCTTTGCGATACTTGCCCAACACCAGAGATCTGTGAAATACATGGCTGCACACCAATTGTGTGTGTACCGCCATCTGCCCTTGATAAACAGGTATCAGGTAACCACTACAAAGACAAAGGCATTCAGCCCATTGTTTACATTCTTGCTAACGATTTAGGGTTTTGTGAAGGCAACGTAGTGAAATACGTTACCCGTCACAAGGAAAAAAATGGAGCTGCTGACATCAAGAAAGCAATCCATTACCTAGAACTGCTGCTTGAGCTTGAGTATCAGGCCAAGACCTCTAGCGCATGATTAATGTGCTTGATACGGTCCTCTAACCCGATTACACCCCCATTGATCTTCTTGGTCATGGCGGTGTAGTCTTTTGCATCGGCCTCTTTGTTTAGGCCACGCTTATTCCAAAACCATGCAGCACTCAAAGTTGCATATTTTGGAGACAACAAAAGGTCAGGCGAATGAATAAAGTCCTCTTGCAAGGCATCCCCACAGAGAGTGTAGTTATCCTTCCCGGTCAACTGGATCAGGCCACGGCCTTTATACAGACTACCTTCCTCGGTTTCTTCGGTTCCATTCCCCATACGACCACCGTATACCTTGTTTGCGATCTTGTCGGGATTGCGGTGATACGGCTGTGCTGCCTGAAGATTTGGAAATCGGCTAGGCCAAACACGGCATAAAGCTTCTGCTGAGTAATTCAAGTTTTCTTGCAAAGTCTTGAAGTTACCTGACTCGTGAGCGCATTGACCAATGAAAGCAGCTATACGCAATGGTGTGTTGATCTCATACCGTTGCATAGCATTATTCAAAGGCTCTAGCCAATCGTCATCAATGTGGAGTTCTTTAAGTTGTTCAGCAGTAATCACTTTGCTTCCTTGTCTTTATTTGCCTTCATGTCCATGATCTTTTCAAGGGTCCGTCCCCCAAAGTAAAACGACATGACCAGCATTCCCCACTGGCCCAGCAACTGGACATACGATTGATTGGTGTCGTAATCAAAGGCTGACATCATGGCAAAGGTGAAATACCCTCCCAGGATCATCAGAAGGGTCATAGGGCGAATGTTTTTAGAAAGCCATGAGTCACTACTCATATCTGCTTTAAGGCGGTCTGTGAGGTTGTTTTGCTCTGTTTTGTAAAGCTCAGTCTCGTTAGCCATTTTTGCCAACTCACCGTCTTGAGCCATCTTTGCTAGATCAAGTTGTGCTTTGGCTTTGGCTTCAGGATCAGGAATAAGCTTATCAATAAGCTTGCCACCTACTTCAAGTAATGCGGTTAATGGAAACATCAATTACCTCTCTTGGTTAGCATTGCGCCGGCAATCTCCAGCATGAACTTTGTCTGCTCAATATCCGTAGGTGGTTCAGCCCAACCAACAGTTATCTGGCCTACAAAACGATGTGAGTCAGGTGGAACGCTTATACGGCATGTATAGGTCACACCTTTCTCTAAGTACCACAGTCCCACTTCTGATTGGGCATAGCGGTAATCCCCGCAAGGAATCTCATTGGTCATCAACTTGACGACATCGCTATTGTTAGCAGTGTTCTGACTAAACAGCCCTACATCGATATCCTCAATGGATTTGTCCCTGCCATCTTTTGTGTAAGCCTTGTAAAGCACACGACTGTTAAACAATGGGTTGACTTTAAACACTGCAACAACAGTAGCCCCCGTCTTCTTTAAAAGCATTGAGCTTGCATCATCGGCTCTTGCTGTATTGATCTCAGGCAGCTTTTTAGATTCCTTGTAAGCATCCCTCATAAACTCTTGGTTCTGCCAAAGAAAGTAACCAGAGAAAACAATGACACCCATAAGAATGGCTGAAAAAAGCTTAAAGGGACTGTCTACATAAGCCAGTACCTTGTCCACAATGGTTTCAGGTTTGTCGCTCATTTTTTGATGTACATCATGTAGATGATGATGCCGTAGATCAACATAACAGCCAGAATAACTGTAGAAATACCAATTGCAAAATACTCAATCAATTGCTCTGTCTTTGCTCTACGAGCCCTGATGGCCTTGATCTCTGCCTCTTTTTCTTCCCTACGTCTACGAGCTGCTGCTGCTTGGTACTTCTGCCAATCCTGCCACATACCTGGACGACCAGCGTAGATCATGCGTTCACGCAGTTCAACTTCTTGAGCGTTTAGCTTTTCAAGGGCAAAGAACTCTTCAATGTCTGAGCGATTACCCTTCTCATTGACCTTTGCTTGTATCTTGGCTTTGTTATCAAAGTAGTCAAAGACCCGTGAGCCAAGGTCAGACAAGTCCTTGCCATTTGCTAGTGCGCCTTTAATAACAGCAAAGGCCGCATTGGCGGCAGCAAGTTCAGCCAGCATAAGCCCACCAGAAAATCTTTAAACACCAGACGATGAATGAAACCAATAGAGCCGCTGCAATAAATGCAATGGCCCAATCTTTCATTTTATGTGGTCTTTAATTGTTTGCCACCAAATAGCAATAAAAGCAAATAACCCACTTATAAACAGTACAGGTTTTGCAATCTTTCCAAGCATTTCAAGAACCAAAAAAGCACCAGCAGCAGCCTCAAAAGCTTTTACTACGCCTTGGGTATTGGTATCAATACGATCTACTTTTTCTTCAACCAGTATTAAACGAGCATAGATTTCTGCATGTGATACTTCTTGATGCATGATTTACCTCGGATAAGCAGATGGGGGAGCGATGCCACGACCAGCACCGACCTTGCGAGTATATTCTGCTTCCTGTCTACGCCTCTTGGCAAGCTCTGATTGGGCGTAAGGATTACCAGCAAATAGATCATTTGCAGTTGGAGCAAACATGCTGGCATTGGTCATGTTGATGTTTGCCATCCTTGGATCAACAGCCCTAGGAGGCATGTCAGAACCTTCACCAGCACCTGACATGGTAAAGCCTGGGGGTAGGACAGCTTCAAGCAAGTTAGCCCCTGCCATGCCACGTTGACCGGGAGTCTCTGCTTTGGCAAGATCAGGAATGGCAATCAAAGCACCTAGAGTACCTGCTACCCGTACAGATTTTGTACCAGCAGAAGTTTTCTTGGTGATGCCGGGAGTGTTTGGCGCAGGTTCCAAACCAGCAGCTTTAAGTTCAGCACGGGTAGGTTTGTTTAACATTCTATTAATTTCACTAGCCTGTTGTCTTGCCATCTCGTCTGTTGATGGATAGTCCTGAGCCATATATGTTTTAGTAAATAATGGTTGTCCCATATCTTGACGACCGGGGTCAATGTATTGAGCGCCTGGAACAAAAGCCATGTCACGAGGAACAGCGTTGATGTCTGCATATTCAGGCAGCAACTTTGGTTGACCCTTTTTGTTCAAAGCAGCGGCTGGACCCATGCCAGCAAAGGCAGGTTTACCAGTACCTGTACGCAGCTCTTGAGGAGGTGCAACAGGCTGTTGTGCCATAGGTTGAGCAGGTGTTTCCTGAATCATCTCTTTGACGGTGTCAGTAACGATGGTTGTTACAGGAGAGCCGGGACCAGCAGTAGGTGTTGGTGCGGGAGCATCCATAGGAGCTGCTGACAAAGGAGTGGCAATAGGAGCTTGTGGGTTAAATGCCGGGGCAGCAGGTGCTACAGGAGCAGGTGGAACAGCGCCTACAGGAGCTACAGGTTGATTGCCACCAATGCCAAGCTGCCTGTTGGCTTCAGCCAATTCTTCTGCTTTTCGCAGTTTGTCTACGGCTTGAGCCTCAGGTTGATTAACAGGGTTTATGTTTGGATTTGGTGGAACGTCAAAGAACCCACCAGTAGGGATATCAATGTTGCGATTGATCTCAGGTGCTTGGGTCATGTAGCGTTCTTTGATGCCCTTGTACACCTTAGGGGCAGCATATGTAGTCAGTGCGCCAAGCAAAGCAGCACCAGTAACTAATGCAGGGGTTGATGTTAAAACACCCTCCATTGTCATTGGAGATTGTGATGCGTCCTTCTTGCTGCTTTCCTCATAGCCTTGAACAATTGCAGCCCTCTTAGTGTCAGCTTCTGCTTGAAATTTGGCAGCAGTATCGGGTCCACTGCTAATTGCAGAAGGTGGAACAGCGCCAGCAGGTGCGGGGCCTTTTAACTCTGCATCAATTTCTTTGTCAGAGTAGCCAGCAGCTTTGGCTTCAGCACGGAATTTTGCTTCATCAAATGCCATTATTAACCTCCAGCTTGTTTCTTAAGATCAGCCAAAGAAGGTCTGGCTTTTGGTTTTGTTTCTGATTGAGGAGGGGCAACAGGTCCAGCAGCTCTTGGTTGTGCTGCTGGTTGTGCTTGTCTTGCAGAACGATTTGAAAAATCTGTATTTACAATCTGCTGAATCTTGTCAGCGTAATTTTTGCGGATATCTTTGAAGATGTCTTTGTTTACAAAGTTGGCCCCAATGGTCCCAGGTACAGGCAATGTTTTTGCATTGTCGTAAACACCAGCAGTTTCTTCAAAGTATGGAGCATACGCATTAATCATGTCCCTGTTCTGACGCAATGTTTCAAGTTGAATCATGAACTGGGATTGAGGATCTGCAAATGTCACAGATGTAGGCAAAGAGATAAAAGAAGGTTTACCGTACTTGTCTACTGTCTTGTTAATCTCAGAACCAATCTCGTTGCTTAAGGTCAAAGCAGCTCTCATTTGCTGAACAATTTTGCCTTGCTCTTCTTTAGATTTGCCAGCAATAGCAGCCTTAAAACTTTCCGAAGTCAAAACACTTTCTAAGTTGGAATTAGTGTTTTTAGATGTTTCAGAAGCAAGACTTGCACTGTCTGTTTGTTGCTTCAATCCATCTGTGCTGACTCGAACCGAGTTGTCTTTTGACACCAAGTATTTGCCATCAATCGAGAATGTTTCGCCAAGATACTTATTGGGGATGCCAAGCTTTGCAGCAAGGGCAGCGTCAATTTTCTGGCCTCGACCAGCAGAAGCATTTTCTTGGATTTGGTTCAAGTAAGTGGATGAATCAGATTTGGTGCTTGACTGACCTTGTGCGGTAGACAAAGTGCCAACCAGATTGGCATACACATCACCAGGAAGGCCAAACTTCAAATTAGACACAAGCTTGTCTAACGTATCTACCTTGCCATTGATGCCGTTAAACGCTGTAAACAAAGCCCTGTTTGCAACCTTTTCTTCACTAAAGGCTTGGTTGTACTTGCCACGGTTTTGCTCAAGGTTTTTACCTGCAAGAGTTCGGTCAAAGTCGGTAACACTACCACCACGCTGAGAGTATTCTTCAGGTGTTAGAACCCTGCCCAAACCACGATCAAAGTAGCTTTGAGGTTGACCAAGAGCATTGGCTCGTACTTCAATAATGTTGCCGTTGTCTTTGGCAAACTCTACAGATGTTTTGACTTGACCACCTGTTGCCAAGTTAAACGCAGCTTCTTTGTTGCCCATCATAAAAGCAACCAAAGCTTGACCGTACAAAGGCTGCTCAGTCACGTTACGCAAAGCATTTGCAGCAGCAAGGTTGCGTTCACTGTCAGACTTGGCATTCTCAATAGGAGCAGTCAGTGTTTTAAATTGAAAGCCACGGTCTTGAATGTCTTTAACTGTGTCAACAATTGCACGGCCTTCAGGAGTGCCTGAGCCCATCTTTGTTGCAGTGCTTAACAAACCATCTACGTTCCTTGTTTGAAGGTCTTGGTTGGCTTGATTTTTAATTTGAGCAGCATCAATCAATGCACTTGGATATGCAGTGACTGCTGGAGCTGGAGGGTTCAGAGTGTCTTGCATGATGTTTATCCCATCCCCATAATTTTCATTAGTTTGCCAGCTTTGTCTTTAGAACTTCCAAAGCCAGGAGTCTGCTGATACTCATTGCCCGTCAAAGCAACTTGATTGCCTGTATCTGGGACAAATGTATTAAAGTCAGTTTGGTTGGTCACATCAACAGCAGAAGACTGAGGCTTAAATGTTCCATCCAATATTTGCCGACCAGCATCTGGTGGTGGTGGAGCAAATGTATTAATCTGAACATTAGAGGGGCCAGAGTCCGGCAATGGCGTTATTTGAGGCCCAAGAGCAGCAGGAACCATAGGAGCCATAGGAGCAGGAGGAACTGCCCCAAACTGTTGAGGGGCTACAGGTTGAGCACCCATTGACCGAGTGGCAGGAGGAACAGAGCCAGCAGGTTGTGGAAGATTAAACCCACCTTTCCCATCGGACTTAATTCCCATTTGGTCCAAAGCTTCTATAGCGCCAGACTTTTGTAATCCATAAAGAATGCCGCCAGTTTTAAGCGCCTTGCCAATTTCAGCAAGAGGACTTTGCCCCATGTATCTGCGAGGATCTCCAAAGCTTGCGCCGAAAGGTGTTTCTGCTGCCATGATTGTTCCTTAGAAGCCAAAGCCCTTGCTGCTTGTTTTCTGGCCTTGTGTGCCAGCAAAGTTGGGCGTTGTAGAAGCTTGTGGTGTACCGTAAATAACAGATGCGTACTTGGACAACACATCCTGTGGAGCGCCAGCAAAACCAATACGACTAGCAGCCGATTGTTGAGCAGCAGTTAAGCCTTGTTGACCAGCACCTGTTAAGGAGCCAAACAAACTACCTGCTTGGCCCAAAGCACCAGCACCAGCACCCATCAAGGATTCAGCAGCACGTTGACGTTGGCTTTCAACACCAGCGGATGTTTGAGCAGCAACAGATCCCAAGCGCTGTTCACCAAGAGATGCAAGGTTGCGAGAAGCCAGTGCTTGACGAGAAGACCCTAAACCACCAGATCCACCAAACAAAGCTGCTTGTTGACCCATTTGCTCACGAATCTCTTCACGAGCAGGTTGCAAGGATGCTTGGATCTGCTCTTGCTTGTATTGAGGCGAGAACAGTGCGCCAAGTTGACCAGCACCACCCGCAAACAAACCACGGCCCATGCCTTCTTGAAACCCTGCTAAGTTTCCCTGACCAGTAATGCCTGTTGTCAAAGCACCCCGTCCAGCAGTTTCTTGCAGTTGACCAGATCGATTGCTGACATCCATTGCCGTTTGAGCAGCAGTGGTTGTAGCAGGGTTAACTTGGTTGTAGACATCACTAGCTTGACCAATTGTTCTTTGGTAAGCAGGATATGCTGTGTTTGTGAGAAACCCAGTTTGCTGTCTTAGAAGTTCTTTTTGTTCTTCTGTGACTACTGGAGCCGAAGAACTGCTACCTTTTCCGCCGCCCATATTTAGCCTTTGCCTTTCCCGCCACCCATAGGTTGCTGGTTAGTTCGTTGAATGCTTGCATTATCCCACTGTCCAACAGTATTTGGATAGTTGTTTGGCTGACCATAAGTTGGTTGACCAGAAGTGGCAGCATTGGTTGTACTACCCTTGCCTCTGCTGGACTGTGGCATCCCTTGGGGCATATTGCCCTGAGTAGGAGGGTTTACAGGTTGTGCAAACCCCTTGCCTTGAGGTTGAGTCCCTGATTGGACTTGAGCTGATTGCATTCCCATATTTTTCCTTTAACCGCACATGTAAATGCACGAAACAAGCTTTACTTCTGTAGATGAAGTAAATGCCACATTTTCCCTGATTTTGGCAACAGTGCTGCTTCTGACAATATCGTCACCCTGCTTCATCCCCTTGCCAGCAGTAGAAGAGCAAACAATCAAATCACCAACTTGGAAGTTCCCATTTTCACCACAGACATTAATCTGGCCTTCACCAACAGAGTTAATGGCAACGTAGTCGTGAGTGTCAACGATTGGCTGATAAATCGGGTTCAATTCATATTCCACCGTATCAACCCACTCGTTATGCTGCCAAACAGGAACAATGACAGGAATTTGCAAGATGTAAGGGGTCACCGTACTGATAGCAGCAAACACCCCAATAGCACCCTTTTGGTTGGCAGTTGTGCTTGGTGTGACTTCAGTGATCGTATCGGTAACGCCAGACGTTGCAACGATAACGCCAGTGTCAACAATGATGTCACCGGGAACAGCAGTAGTTCCTTTAAGCATCAAGCCATCGTGGCAACCAGTAAATGGAGCAGTTCCACCAACAACAGTCAGACCGTAAGTTGGACCACCAGCAACAATTCCACGGACATCCACGCCACTGGTGTTTGTCGTGAACAGTCTGCCGCCGTAATGGTCTGTGCCGGACAGGTATGCTAGATAGGAATACGCAGCAGTGTTTGGTCCAGGAGCGCCTTCAGAGGCAGCGCCTGATTGGGAGCTTCTGCGCTGTGTGAATATGCCAAAGTTGGGTCCAGCAACACTCAAACCTGTAACAACATAAATGGCACTGATGCTGTCATAGCCATAGGTGTTTGAAAACAAAGCGCCATACGAGCTTGTAGAAGCCGTATTACCAGCGATACCAACGCTTTGAGTTGCAATACCAGCTAAGCCAGCAGTTCCTGCGTTAGAGCTTTTAAAGAAGCCAGCAGTTGCAATACCAAACACTGAAGTGCCGTTACCAAAACCAAAGGTGTTGCCACTTTGGGTGGTAGATGTTCCTTCTTTTAAGTTACCAGCAGCAACAATGTTGCCATTCAAATTGATTGTTGAGCCGTTGTAAGTAATGTTGTTTGATGAATCACCAACAGCAAATGTTCCGTCATTGTTGATAACAGCACCAGCACCACTCATGGACGAGCCACTGATAGCAGGAGATGAGCCCGATTGGATTGTTCCCCTAGCCCCAAGGTTGTTCAGAATGGCTGTGCCAGTAGACCTAGAGATGTAGTAACCAGCAGTGCCCCAAGTACCGGGAGATCCAAAAGTTGGAGGGTTAGAACCGTTCCAGTTGTCAGACCTGATGTCTTGGAAAACACTTGCAGCAATAGGACCTGTCCAACGAGTGGTGTTGGGAGCCACACCATTAATGGTTACTGTTGCTGAACTGTTGTATTCACCTTGGATGTACCAAAGCACTTGACCAACAGAAACAGCAGGTGTACCAAGACTCCATCCAGCAGGGGCATTAGGGCCTGATGTTGGGGTGGTAAAGGTAGGTGCAGCAAGAGCCTGATCTTGCGCTCTGTAGGCCGTTAAAGCACTGTTGCCAGTAGCCCCAGGCGCTCCATCTTCACCGTTGTAGCCAACAGCACGAATAGGATAGATGGCATTGGGCCAATCCAGTGTTGCCGTGTTGATGCCACCAGTTTGAACAATGGTGATAGAGATTTCCCACAGAAAATCACCAGGGGTGGTGTTTGAAGGAACATCAATAGACCACCCAGCAGGAGCTGTGTAAGTTCCTGTAAGCCAAGTGTAGGTCGTTGATGTCGATGGTCTAGCAGGAGGAGTAGACGATCCTGTCCATAAATAGATGGTTGGCGTTGCAGTAATGGTGATGCTGATGGCATCAAGATCAATAGCAGTACCGTCATCTTGCTCCCACCCATAACCAGGAGCAGTTGTTCCAACAAAGAACTCAATCTGACGACCACCACTTACCCTGTAAAACAGAAACTTGGTTGTGCTAAAACCACCAGCAACTTGAAGCCAAATGTAGTCAGCAGGGTTTGTTGACTCAACAGAACTGTTGTTGTTTCTAGCACCGTAATACAAACGGTTAGTTGGTGAGTTGCTGAAGTTAAGTGAGCCGTCAGCACTGTCTGCGTATTTGATAGACAGATACTTGTACAGGTAAGCAATGGTTTGACCTGTTGGGCCTGTAATCAGACCTGTATTGGGGTCAGCACTCAGGTTTGCACCAAAGTTACCCAGCAGGTAATTGATAGCATCCGACAGCTCAATGTTGGATGGATTGGAGTCTAGTGCGAATGGCATTAGAAAGCATCCTCAACAAGGGTTGCTTGCCAGTTCATAGCAGTCATGTTCCAAGTGTTTGTCGCATCATTGGTTTCAACCTTAACCGATACAGTGCGAACAGCGTTTTGTTGAGTTGTCACCCAGGGGCTATTTGTATCAATTTCAGTGGTTCCTGTTTGACCATATACAGGGGTTTGAGCAGTTGAGTTAGCACCACCAACAGAGATGTTGATAGCACCAGTACCCGAGATCTCAGGAAGCAGTCTGTGTATATACACTTTGGAGCTGTATGGGATCGGACCTTTGTCTGATTGCAAAACCACGTTGTTACGCTCAAACAACACAGGAATTGCAGCAGCGTTAATAAACGAATTACCAATGTTGGTCTGGATCAGTTTTTGATCAGTCACACCACCACGGGCATAAGTAACAACACGAGAAGCCAGTTTAAAACTACCAGAGATGAACTGAGGGCCCTCTGTACCCATGCAAGCATTGGCAATGTCTTTAGGAGCATTCCAAACTTGGATGTCATATCTCCAAGAAAGCATTTTGTTGCAATAGCCAGTAGAAGTTAGATCAGGGTAATAGATCTCAATCTGGTTCTTTTGAGTGTTGTTGACCATAAATATACGGTCAGAATATGTTGTGCTTATATTGTTGTAAAAGTAGTTTTTTACTTTTTGGTTGCCAAGTGATTGGAAGGTGTTGCCATCAAATACCCAGATATCCCGAGAATCTACGCCATACACATTAGCGTCAGTACCAGACCAACAATTGTTGTTCAGCAACCCCCTACCTTGGTTTAACAAACGCAAACCAAATACTGGAGCAGTGGAGTTTTGGTAGTTGATTGGAGAAAAAACAACAGTATCCCAATAGGAGCAAACATAGAAGTTGCCACCAAAAAAGAAGCCGTCAATCAATGGACCACGAACAGGAACCTCTTGCTCGTTGGCAATGTTTGACAGAGTAGGCTCCCATGTATTGGGAATACCTGTATTGGCAAAAGATTGTGACCAACGAACTGTTGTTGGAAAGTTACTTTGAATACCACCAGAAACCTTGGTTAGGTTACCTGCAATCAAAATGTTGCCTACGTTTGGAGAGCAATAGTTTCTGACAAAACCAGCAGTTGTGCTGGTTACCCCAACATCGTAATTCCAAGAGGCGTTAGACGTAACCGTCATTTCGTTAGAGGTTGGCAAGAAATACATGGGGTTGGTCAATGTATCGTTTGCAAAGAAAACACCACCAACCCATGAAGTGGTGATATTCAAACCAGCGGTATATCCAGGCAGAAACACAGAAGGATTAGCACCAACACCAGGGGTAATGTTGCTAATACCAGCAGAGGTCAGCATGTACCATTTGCCTTGGCTAGAGGCGTTTCTGGTGGCAACAATGTATACCCACTGGGTTTCTGTGCGATAACCACCCTCCATGAAGATGGGATCAGCAGGAATAGCAGTCAGAATCTCTTCTTCACCAAAGATCTTCTTGATCCCACGAACATCAGCTTCTACATTCCGTCCGTTGTTATATTCATTTGGACCCAAAGCATTACTAGGCACATCCGGTGTAAAGGACATGTTAGTAAATGGGGTTCTCAGACGGCTGTAATCGCTCATGTTAATCCACCATTGTTGGTTCCGTCATTTGTTCTAAGTTTCTGATAAGACGGGCATCAGTTGGGTTGAATTCTAAGGCTTTTTTGCAGAATTCAATTGCTTCATCCTTGTGACCAAGATGCCAAGCACAGATAGAAGCCAAGTCCAAAGGTTTCTCAGTCCAGACACTAGGGTCCATTGTGTAGACAAGAGCTTTGTCAGTTATCAGCAAGGCATTCTTTGCTGCTGAATAACCATCAACCCACATGCTTGCCCTGTAAGTAAACATAGCCAAGTCAACCCAAGGCTCACGGGTCCCAGGTGCTTCAGCACAAGCCAGTCTGTACCATTTCAAAGCATCGTGCCAGTGACCCAGTTCATCATGGGCCTTGCCAAGCAATCTCATGGCATAGCAGCGTTCATTTGCCCAAGTAGCCTCAGGCATAGCCAGATAACGATTAAGGGCCTGTATGGCCTCTTCCCATCGGTCGTAGAAGGTTAGTTCACGAGCATGGTAAAAAGCATTGCGAGGACAGAATGGATCTTCCTTGATTGCCAACTCCAGAAGTGGCATGTATTGACCACGGGATTTGGTTGGATCAGGGTGGTGGCTTACCAACAGCATGTCCGTATGGGCATAGACTTCTGTGATCCTGCCATCAGGACGGGGATATTCATGGACAGGATGCCAGAACCTGTAGCCATGACGAGAAAAAATCTTTTCGTAGAAGAAGCTAATTCCACAGCCCCAATCGAACTTGTAGCGCAGTCTGGTTGTACCTTCAACCCACACTCGCTCAATTTCCTCTCGCCATCCTGGCTCTAGCATTTCATCTAGATCAAGACTGATGACAATATCAATGTCTTTTGGAAGCAGCGCAATAGCAGCATTTCGAGCCAAATCAAACCGCCAAGGGCTAATGCAAATGTCATGCACTTTTGCACCGCACTCAAGGGCAAGTTGAACCGTTTTGTCGGTTGAGCCAGTATCTGCAATGCAAATTAAATCAGCGTCTTTTGCTGAGTCGCAAAACCGTTGAACAAAAGCTTCTTCGTTTTTGCTGATTGCAGATATTGCTATTTTGAGTTTTTTGGTCATTTCAATTCCTATACATTTCAATTCTTTAAGGTGCTACAGGTGTAGTGGTGGTTGTGGTGGTGTTGGTGTTGGTCACCACAGTTGGTACAGCCGTATTGTCAGTAATAGAACCACCAGCCAAGCGACCACTGTTGCCAGAGTTTGACCCACTGTTCGCTCCAATCGAATATGAACCTGCGCCAATTACACCATTGCCGCCAATGGTTGTCACGTTGGCTGCTGGCGCTTGAATCTTCGAGGCGATGCCGACAAAAGCGTTGTTGGTGCTGACAGCCACAGCGGTGGCGTTGTCAGACTGACGCAGCCCCAAGCTGGTTTGCTTGTTGATGGTGTACACCTGACCGAATGTAGGCAGCAGCAACCCTGTCCACTGCAAAGCGTAGTCGGCCCAGTTCTTGGGAGCATTGATCTGCGTGTTCTGCTGACCGCCACCCATTTGCAAGGACATGACCGCAGCGACTTTGGCCGTGGTATCACCCTGCTTGGCAATGTCTGCCAGAGCTTGGTAACGTGCTGTCTGAGCCGCTGCTTGTGCTTTGTGGGCATCAGCATAGGCTGCGTATTCAGCAGTAGCACAGCCTGTCAGGGACAGTACTGCAATGATTGGAGCGATCATTCTCATGGTTGCACCTCTGTTGACTGTACGGGTTCAATGTAATTGGGATCGTGGGGCCATGCCATGTTGTTCATTACGAACTCAACCTCGACCATACTCGGGGCGGTTTCCACCTCTGCCCGGAAAGTGTCTGCTCTGGTCCTCACGCTTTGTCTCCATGTGTTCCATGCAGGGGCCATCGGGGTGCTGGTTTCTGTGGCCTTAACCACCATCCAATCGTTGGGCAGCAGAAGGCTGTAGGCCGTGGCGTTGATCTGCGACTTGCAGGTGGCTTTGGTCTGGTCCAAGTCCTTGGGTGTCGAGGTGTAGTTCACCAGCACTTGACCGTCAACCAGCACTGGCGCATCTTGCGTCACCCAGTAATAGGTGTCAGACGGTGCTTGACCGTAGATTACATCAACCATGCCAATAGCAGCCTTGTCCTCGGGGGTGGACAGGTTGCACCAGTTGGCAGGGTACTGAACCCCATTCAACTCAAAGGCTGAACCAGCAGGTACAAGCTGGACGATGGTGTTGTTTTGGACAATTGCAAACATGGTTTTTCCTTAACGTGCAAGAGCGTTTTTGAAGGGGTTTTCGGCAAAGGCTATATACATATACGCTCCAGAACTGATGTTGAAATCCGCAGCACTGGTACGAGGCTTAAATCCGTTGGACAAAAAGTCAACACGCTCCGCTGCACCCGGCTCTGCGCCGGCTGTGTTGGGCGACAACGGATTTGTTGCCCCGTTGTAACCAAGTCGTGCGGAATCAATAAGTTGCCAGTTTCTGTCTGCATCGCGTTCTTTTATAAGAATAAATCTTGGCCTAAAACCTGTATATACAAATGGACCGTCTGCGCTGCCGTTGCCTGTGTATCTGCCTATTGAAGAAAATCCTGCTGTTTCAGAGAAAACATAGGCCACATAAGTTCCCCCGCTTGCGTTAACGGCTGAGTTTGTGCCTATTGAGAAAACTGTGCTTGACGGGCTTGTGGTATTCCAATACGTAGGTTCAGGGCTAGAAAAAGCAACTGACGAGTTTAGAAAACCAACAGCATCTGAGCCAGCGTTTCTATGAAAAACAGGCCAATTGCCAGTTGAATCTCGGCGTTTTACGATCACCATCCACGGGGCAATACCCAACCCATGACCCACAGTCGCATTGGCTCCCGTACCCGTGTACGTCACCACACTGAACCCGCTGGTCGTGTTGGCGCTGACCGTGCTGGTGATGGAGCCAGCAGTGTTGGTCACACCTGCGCCGTTGGCTTTCCATTGCCAAGCGACATATGTGTAACCGCTTAAATTCAATGCGCTTGAAGGGGTTGCACCAATAGTAAAACCATTAGAATTGAATGAACTTATATAAGTGCCAGTGTATTCAGCGTCTGCTAGATCAGAAAACAAAACTTTACTGCCGCCACGGACTGAATCAAACCAAGCCTGATTACTTAGATTACTGCGGGCTTTTGTCCACACCAAGTCAGGCTGCATTCCACCACTGTTTGTGATTGTTTGCGTAGCACTTGTACCCGTGTACAGCGTGGCACCCATGAACTTGTTGCCAGCAGGGATCGTTGAGCTTGGCAGGTTGAACGTGTTGAGCGCAACAAAGCCGCTTGGCGGTGTGTAGGCAAAGGGGCGTTGACCAAAGTTGATGGATGCTGTGTTTGAGTACACATGATGGAAAGGAAACAAAGACAAACCAGCCGATATGGTGATAGTTGGGTTAGCACCTGTTGCTGGATTGGCAGCGCCATCTGTTGCGCCCGAACTGTTTTTCCAAACGTTGTTGTATCCAAGCCAAAGTTTTCCAGTGCTTGCATCATATGCAAGATTTAAAACATCTGATGCTGTTGTACTTACAACGTTTGCAGAGCTATTTGTGCCGTTGTTGTTGATGTATAAATTTGCCGTAGCACCTGCATAACCAAGATACAACGTGTAGCCACCAGCAGCAGAAAAACTTGTTGGCGGTGACGCTTGAACTTGCAAGCCTATTGAAACTTGAGCAGGGGCAGTGGTTGAGCCGTTTGTGACCTCAAAATAATATTTCCCTGTAGTAGGGATGCCAATTGTGCCAACTGTAAAGCCTTGAGTTGTGCCAGTAGATGTATTTAAGTTGCCCCCAGATATGGTTGCACCTACAACATTCAGTGGATTCAACACACAGTAGTTTGCAGCCGTAGCACTGGTCAGTGTCGGCACATCCGTCATGGAGTCGTAGGTCACCCCCGCAGTCAGGCTGATGTTGTTTGTTGTCCAGTTGTTGCTGTTGCCACTGAAGTCGTTGCCCAAAGTGCTTGTGCTGGTGAGGTTGGTGAACGGCAGGTAGAACCCGTTTGTGCCGTATGTGCCTGTGTACCGTGCTGGTTGCCATACGCCAGTGACAGCGTTGGTTGAACCAAAGCTGCTGGGTGTCAGGGCTTGACCATCGATGAAGTTGACTTCGGTTAAGTAGCCGTCGAAGTAACGACCAACCGCAACGGTTGCGCCCAAACCGTGAGCGTTCGCTGCGTTCACGTACCAAGTCGAGTTCTGTGTTGGGTATGTTGCGGTTGTCAACGATGTGACTTGCACCCCGTTCACGTAAATCTTCACCCTGTTTGCTGCGGTGGCTTGGGTCGTGTCAAGCGCGACAACCACGTGATACCAAGCGGAAGGGTCACGGTAAACGGGTGTAGTAGTGATACGCGCTGTGTCCGCTCCGCCAGTAACGAACGTAAAGTCAAACACCCCGCTATTTAAGTCAGTGAACCGCAACTCGTTAAAGTTGTTCACATCAGCGCCAGCAGAAAACAAAGCTGATAAGTTGTTGGCAAAAGTGCCGCGCTTAACCCACGCACTCCATGTCCAAGTGCGGCGATTTGAGGCACTTGCAGGTGTTCGATTCAAATACGCAGACGCACTGCTGCGAAACCGCAAACTGCGTTGCAGGTTGTAGGCGCTTGTGCCAGCCGAGAGTACGGGAAAGGTCATGCCACCCCCTGTGAACGGCCTTGCTCATAGAGGTTTGTGCCGTTGCTGCGGAACACAAAGTAGTCTTGTGCCGCTGCCGCAGTAGACAGTGTTGGTGCAACGCCACTAGCCCACTTGAACACGCTGTTCCATGTCAGGGTGTTAGAGCCAGCGTTTTGGATCACAGCCAGTGCGTAGAAAGCACCAGAGACAAGGCTTGTAGGCGCTCCAACGGTGCGATTTGAGGAAACAAAAGTGAAGGTAGCCACTTGGCCTGTTGTTGTGTCCCAGGCTATTGTGGCTGCATCGGACAGCGTGATGTTGGGGCTGTAACCAGTACCGACCACACCAAAACGGTTGTTGGCAGCGTCATATGTCAGGTTGGACTCGTTGCCAAACGCCGATGTGCCGTTGCCGTAAGGAATGCGACCAGAAGTCAGGGATGTCAGGCCAGTACCACCGTTGGCAACACCCAAAGTTCCGGTGACGCTGTTCAAGTTAACAGAGCCAAGGGTTTGCTTCAGAGCGCCGTTTGTATCAAAAGTGCCATCTGTTGTCCAAGTATCGCCAACTTGCAGAGTGACTTTTGCAATGGTTCTTTGTGTTCCATTGTTGTCGTATTTGACAGTAATGGTTACTGCTGCGGTGTCTTTGTTTTCAATGAAAATCTTTTTGATGATTCTTCGAAAACCAGAAGCAGGAGCAGCAACTACTACTACATCAGTGGACCCTGACAAAGCGCCATCACTTGCGGCTTCTACAAAAGAAGTACCGTTGTTGTCAGCAAAAGCTGCTGTGAAGTCTGGGTTTGCGGTTGCAGCCGCACCAGACATAGCCACCTGAATGGTCTTTGTGGTTGCATCAAGAACTAGTGTTGACATATTTACCTCTTAAACGAGAAACCAGGCGTAAGAATTACCAGCACCATTACTGGCAACAGGGCCAGTTGGTCCAGTCGGACCTGTAATGCCAGAATCACCAGTCGGGCCTGTAGGACCATTATTCCCTGTTGGACCTGTAGGACCAGTTATACCTGCTGTGCCAGTTGGACCTGTTGGGCCAAGCTGGGTGTACATCACTTGCGTTGCAGTGAAAATTATGGATGGCGTTCTTGGATAGCCACCACTTGCTGCAAGAGTTTCCAGCTTAACGCTTGTTGTTGCTGTTTGCCAGAAGACTTGGATGTAATCGCTGGCAGCTAATTCCAGTACAAAATTAACTGTCAAAATTTCAGACGAAAACGAGCTTCCTTGCTTGTCAGGAACATCGTAATGTGAATTGGTGTCAGGTAAATTTGTGCCGTTTTTCTTTAACCAAACTTGTGTAGAGCCATTGGCTGTACTGGTGTTGGTGAATTGAATTGAAAAAGTAAGGCTGTAAACACCAGCGTTACTAAAAGTAACTTGACTGCCTGAAGCAATGGAAACCCCATTACTAGCAGGATCTGTTGTGTTGATTGTGATGACCTGAGGCGTATTGATTGCACCAGCAGTTTGGTTTGTTGTGTCCCAAAAAGAACCCCAATAACCCAAAGCACCACCAGCACCAGTTGCACCTGTAGAGCCTGTCGGACCTGTTGGGCCAATAGAGCCTGTAGGACCAGTAATACCCTGGGAACCCGTAGGACCTGTTGGACCTGTCAAGCCAGTGTCACCAGTTGGCCCTGTAGGACCAGTGGCGCCAGTTGATCCTGTTGGACCAACAACACCTTGAGCGCCTGTAGGTCCTGTAGCTCCAGTTAAACCAGTGCTGCCTGTAGGACCTGTAGGACCTTGAATGCCTTGCGAGCCTGTGGGTCCAGTAGGACCAGTTGAGCCGATTGCACCAGTAGGGCCAGTTGCACCAACAGCACCAGTAGGGCCTGTTGCCCCGGTGGCTCCTGTTGGGCCAGTGGGACCTGTAGGGCCTGTTACACCAAATCTAACTGTAGTGCCGTAAAGACCAGTTGTTTCTGCACCAGGGTTAGCAGGTACAACACCTGCTGTGCTAGAGCCGTAAAGACCGCTTGTAGCCATGTTTTACCTCACTTAAATGAATATCGGTAGGTTCTTGGCTGAAATTCAGAAGTGAGGTGTTGATCACCACCACGCCATTTTCCTTTGTAATTCTGGTCTTCAATCAGACCATAAGCATCATCAAATCGTCCAATCCATTTTTGAGCTTCTTCAATGTTTTTGTTCTTATCGTAGTAAGCCCACAAAGTCCCGTACAGATAACCCTCAGGAAATGAAGCCAAGATGCCGTTGTTTTGAACAATAGGATAAACAACATCTGCTGTTGGGCTAAACAGGAATGGGAATGTCTTTTGGTAGTACGCCTTGATGATGACGTTTTCACCGGGGTTTGGGGTAAACACATAGTTAGGACCGACTTCAGAAAAAGAAGCCCGAATAACCCGTGGAACACCAAAAGGACGGATGTACAACTGGTCAATCATCCGTCTGCGAATGATCTCTCGGTCACCAACCCTGTCATACACAATCCAAGGACCCAAGTTATTGCCACCTGGGGGTTGCTGTGTAGGTTGACTCTCTTGGAAGAACAGAATTGGGAAACACATGTCAGCAGGGATTGGAGCCATGCCTTGTGCGTTTGTTACCAGAACGGTAGGAGTTGCATCGTAAGGGTTTGAACGCAGAGCAGGAAGCTCAATTGTTCGCATCTTCAATTCAGCCATCTGAATGCAGGATTGGATCTCCAAAGAAGAGGTTGTTGGCAGCTTCAGAATGGTTGTTGGCAAAGTTAAACCTGTCCATGTGCCATCTGGGTCATCAACGGTAATGGTGGTAGACGACACTGCCATGACAGAAGCAAAAGGACCCATGATGTTGGGCCCAATAAAGTCACCGATCAGAACAAGAGCAGTTGGGTTTGCAGAGCAGGTAATTACTTTGGTGGTGGAGTTGTATGCTGTTGCGTTGATGCCGATTGTGCTGGGAATGGCCCCCACCCATTGGGCTACACGGCTAACAAGAGCGTTAGCGGATTGAATGTAAAGGGCCATGTCGCATCCTTATTTGGTCGGTACAGCAGGATTATACGGAATAGGGATTTTGCCGCTAGGGTGACAAACGAAATCGCTGTAGTACTCATTCACAATGGCGTAAAACAAAATCTTGTCTTTTTTGTCTTGCTTGATCAATTCCCAAGGACGGTTGTTAAACCACTTGGAGCTAATTTCGTGAGCAAAGCATTTTGGCAGTTGCATCATATGAGCAGTGCCAGCAAAGAAAGGATTGTCAGTACCGTGAACCTTGTAAAACTCACGCTGCTGCTTACAAAACTCTTTGACGTTCTCTACGTTTTTTTGTTCGTATTGAACATACCTGTTGCCGTCAATAGCACCGACTTTATAGTCAATGTTATCTGTTTTAAATGTTTGCGACCAAGTGCCAGACTTGACCTCATTGAACAATTTGTCGTTATGACGAAATACGCTATCAATACCAGCCTCCAGAATTCCTTCTGAGTAGTATTTCTCGTTTACCTTGATGTCTTCGTTTTCAGTCATTGCTTTCTCCATGCTTTACCAAAGGAGCCCCTTTCGGAGCCCCTTCAGAAAAGCTTTGAAGCTTAAGTCAAGTAACGCTGGCACTGACCTGCTGGGCGAGGAGCAGTTACAGCAGCACCAGTTGGGCTGATGTTAGCCAACACAGCAACACCTGCTGGGTTACGCACAATCAGCGTACCTTCCATGATGTACTGGTCCAAGGAAGCGTCAGCAGAACTGAACACTTCGTTGTTTGGACCCAGTTCACGCAAGCTACCCCACTGGATAACGTCAGGGTTCAGGAACAGGGCAGAAGTGTTATCTGCGCCTGTTTGGTCCATAACCCAAGAGTCATCGATCTGGTAGGTGTAGTTGAAGTCACCTTCGTAAGTACCAATCGTGTCGCCCTTGTCAGCAGGGTTAAAACGGTTGATCGAACGGCTGGTAGGCATCATGTCCGAGATGTGTGTACGCATGGAAGTGGGGACAACCATGTTCGTAATCTTGGCGTTGAAGCGCTGTTCAGCAGTGGTAACCAATTGCTTGTACAGGAAAGGACTGAATTGCTGCAAAGTCACGCCACTTGCGAAAGTGAAGTAACCCAAGCCAGCATTGGACAACAGGCCGTTAAAAGGCTGGTTGGTTGCAGTGGCAGAAGTCACATCGTTACCATCGCTGGTAGCCAAGTTCAACACAGCAGTGCCGTCTGTTTCGTTGCCAGAACGTGTACCAGCGAACGAGTACAGCGAACCAAAGCGACGACCAGAGTTGACAGTGGTTGAGCCAGAAGGCTGAGTACCAGCTTGACCGCTGTACTTGATAGAAGCGCCATCGGCACGAACCATCTGAAGTTCAACGTCAAACATAATCTCAGTCAATTGCTTGACTTCTTGATAGGCTTGTGGATCACCACCAGCTTGCTCAACAGCACGGGCAGTACCTGTAGCACCAATGACGGTGGTGAAGATCTGTGTGTAGTTACCGCAGTTGGCACGGGTGTTGTCAGCCGCTTGCGAGGACTGAACAGCAGCGCCTTCCAGCTTGGCGTTCAAGGCTGGGGTACGGTAGTAATCAACAGGCCAGATGTGCAGAGTCGAGTTGACTTTGCGCTTCTTGGACATAGCCATGTTGGTCAGGGGGGTACGGTCTTTAACATAGTTAGAGACAGTCATGTCGAGGTCTTTGACCACGATGTCGGTGGTATACGAGCCGTTGCCGTTACCAAGGTTGGCAGAGGTGATGGTAGACATTTAAAACTCCTGTTTAACGCTTGCGTTTGTTTGCTGCAAGCATTGTTGCTAAAAGGTCACGAGCTGCATTCTTATCGCCTGACTTAGCCTGTTTCTGAAGTTTTTCCATCTCATTATCGGGAGCTGTCTTAGCTTTTGCTACTGGACGACTAGCCGCAGCCAGAGATCCACCAGCATTCTTTACCTTAGGGCCTTCTCGGAACTTCATACCATCCCGCAATAGACCCAGCAGGTATTCGTCACTAGAAACCAAATCAATGTTTGGCACACCAGGAACAAAAGAACCGCTAGAACCTTTCCAATCCTTACTGAGTTTCTCTCGAATCTCACCAAAGATTGCCTTGTTGCTCAATTCTTTATCAGTAAAGGACTGCCTAGCTTTTTCCAAGGTTTCTTGGACCATTGCAGATCGATGCTGATAAAACTGTTCAACTTTAGGCCGATTCGCCTTAATGAACTCCGACTTATCCTGGATCAACTGGGCATTCTGTCGCATTGCTGCTTCAGCTTGGCTCCTTTGACTAGGATCGTTCGTACTTTGATAGATCTGCTGCCATTGCTGGTTATATTCTTGGATCGTAATCAGTTCATCAGCAGCACTTTGCAACTGAGGAACAATTGTCAACTCCAAGCCTATCTGCAAACCATCAAGTTCACTCTTGCGCTTCGATTCATATTCTTCAAAATCGGCTCGTTCAGCTTTAAGCTTGCGAGCATTTTCATGGATAGCACTGCCTTGACCCAAAATAGCAGCAGCCTTGGATACAGGGATCTCAATAAAGCCGCCTTCTGCGTCCTTATTAGGAATCCTCCACATCATGTCGGGATTCTGCTCTGCAAACTCTAGGAAGTTAACTGCGTCAGTTACACCATCGGTGGCTTCAGCATCATCTTCCAAATCTACAGTTTCTGACTCACTTGCAATACCATCTTCAGGTTCGGTTCCTTCAACAGGAGCCGCCTCAGGGGATTTGGCTTTCACCTCATCTTGTCCTGCTGTCGTTTGTGAACTGCCTTCGGGTTGCGGATTGTTACGCTTGTTAGCGGCAATCATTGCAGCGATGGCATCGGCGGGATTCACAGCGCCAGTTTGCTCAGGGGCGGTCGCATCTGCGATTACGTCTGACATAGTTTACTCTCTTTGGTTAAGTGTTTGTTTTCTTTGCCACTTTTCCAAGATATTCTGTTTTCTCAATGAAACCAATGAAATCTCGGACTCCAGCAACATAATGTGCATTTTCAATACGTTCTGGATCAGCTCTACTGTCTTCAAGCCTCTCCAGCATGTTGAACCTGTAAAGGTTGAACAGCAGTGCAAAATCCTCATTCTTCATAAGGCGCATGGCGCTTTCGCCATTTTCAATTACTAGAGTTTTGCGAGTTACATCAGCTTCCTTTTGTGCATCAGCGGCACGAGTCCGTTGATTGAAATAGTTTCGGATATTTAATACCAAGCTTTTCATTACAATTCCTTAATCTACTTGAACAGAATGCAATTTATCACGTTTTGCTGCCAAAGCTTCGAACATATTGTCAGTATCAATGTCTTCAGCTTTCTTCTGCGTGAACAATGTATTGGCAATAGTCTCGTCTGTCTTGGCCTTGTTCAAATCAGTCTTAGATTGAGTTTCTTGCTGTTCAGCACTTGGTCCTTTGGCTGCTTGTGCTTGAATAATCTTAGCGGCTTCTTCCAATGTTGGCAAATAAGCATCAACGTCTTTAACTCCAAGAACACGCAAGGTATCCTCGTATGGACGGCGAATCTTAGAGAACAACTCAGGAACACTTGGGTCCAAAGCCATCATTGCTTGACCAAATTGCTGCTGGGCTTGACCGATTAACTGTTGGCGAGTCAAACGGTTCTCGTCAGACAAGAAACCCAAGGCCAAATCGATGTTAATCAGCTTGCGGTCAATGAATTCATAGTTATCCATTGAGATGGCATCCATGAATGGCTTACCTTTGCCGCAAATGGCAGCTAACTGCTGAATGTTGTAGTCATCAGAGTACTGGATCAGGGTTTTCCACACGATATAGATCATGTCACGCAAACCAATAGCGCAGTTCTTGACCATCTCGTCTTGGATCAACTGGTTAGGGCCCATTGCCAGTTGCAATTTGAAACCTGAGTTGCCGTCCTTCATTACTTCAGGGTTTAGCACATCGTTGGGGCTTGTCATGCCGATCATTGCCATCTTGTCAGCTTCAAAACGCTGCATAGACGACTGAACGTAGGCCAGATTGCCCTGCATGGCTCCAAACTCATAGATGTGCTTGGTAGCATCAAACTTGCGGTCCAAGATGAACATGGCAGACACGCCACGTTGGATCTCTTCGGCATCAATGAACTCTGGGTTTACGCCAATACGAGGAGTTGAGGCTTGCATGGCAAAAGCCATCTCAGCACGGGCAATTGATGTAGCGTATTCCTGCATAGGAACCAAACGCTCTGCCAAAGAGTAACCAAAGAAGTTTCCTGTGATGGGTTTGGGGCACATTGCTGCCAAGGGAATGAAGTCCACCTCTTTGACGTACAGAACGTAAGAGCCTGAGAAGCAAACCTCAACGATTTCCTCTTCCCCATCACCATCTACGTCTTTGCGGATCCATGCCGTAGTCAGCATGATCACTCGGCTGTACCTGTCAGCACCAGCAGACGCAATTACGCCTTGACCGGGAACAGGAGTGGAATCACGAGCATGCAAAGCAAGATCGTTTTCCAATGCACCTGCCTGATAAGCACCAGCAGGACCATAGGCAGCGTGTTCAGCAAGCTTTTCAAGGTCAACATAAGGGAATTGGGCTTTGCACTCATGGATCGTCATTGGGTCATAAAACCCAAGGAAGTCTTGATCTTGAATGTTGGGGATTGTGGGGTTGCACACAAAGTAATGCTGGGCAACATGCTTGATTCGGACGGATGTCGAGAATCCCGTCATCTTGTACTTGGCACGGTAGACAGTGTTTGCCAAAATGGCATCATTGACTTCTTCTTGCATCGTCCCTGGCTCGTCATCAGGAGTCATCATCTCCTGCATCACGCCTTCAAGGTTTACGTCAATCTTACGCATGTTTTGACGCTTAACTGTCAGGCCCTTTTCAGCAGCCATAGTCTCAAACACACGCAATTGGTCTTTTGTGCCTTCCACTTCCTTGTACTGGGTAATGGGGTCACGCACAGGCGACACCATAACAATACCGTTCTTGTGGAGCAAAGAGTCTTGGGCCCAATCTCGGATGCAAGCGTAAGAATCATTCTTGGAGTTGATCATGTACTTGACCATCTCGGTAGCCTGATTGGATTGCTCACTGTCCATCTCACTAAAGCGCTCAAACTCAAAATTAACCTTGCCGTTAGGCATCAGGCATTTTGTGATGATGGCTGTAGCGTAATCAACACCAGGAGTTACCACGGGGTGGATGTAATCAATTCCCCTGATTGGCTCAGTGGAGTTGCTGACAGCAATATTCAAGTAGTGGTAATCAGAAAGACGGTTAAAAGTGTTTTTTGCTTGCGTTAATCGCAAATAATCCACCATTTTCAAATAGACTTCGTGAGCTACTTGGAAAACAATCCCTTTGTTGCCAGCAGGTGCTTCGATGTACTCAACGATAATATTTTGGCGATCTAACATGATTTATCCTTAAATTCTCTGCACCTTGCCATCAACGGCTGTTGGTCTACGGTATTGGAATGCGTTTGCTCGGCTAACCATAGATTCTCCATGACCCTGAATCAAAGCCAGAATACCAATTCGAGCAGAGTCAATGTGGTCATCGGGATCACTAAATCGTCCAGCTTCGTCAATGGCATAGTTTCTTGATTCATCCAAAAAATCCACGCAAGACTCATTTATTTTAAATGTGCCACGCTCCATGCCTAGCCGCATTATATTGATTCCGTAGGACTTATGGTTGGTTACCTTGCCTTGGTCGTTCACTGGGTTCAATATAGCACCTGCGATGCAGTTTAGGCCATAGTTGTCCTCAAACACCTCACGCACCGATTGTTCTGTCAAAGTGTACCGTCCTGCTTGGGTTGCATCATGGGGCAGGGCAATAGGAACACCCTTGGTGTCTTTGTCCATCAAGTAATGGACGTACTCGTCTGGGGTTTCGCCTTGAGCCACCTTGATCTGTCGGTGCAGGTAGATAACCTCTTCCACAGGATCCCGAAAGAAGAAGCTGATCACCGTTGGGTCATTCTTAATGCCCAAGTCAAATGAAATCAGTCGCTCCATCTTCTCGTTGCTCTTCAGATCAACATCAATTGCTTTGTAGGTAGGCCAGCTAAGTAGCGGGAATACCACGCCTTTGCCAACCAGCGGAATACCTTTCATGCGGCAATCACGCTCCCAGGGCATAAAGTCTCGGGACAGTTGATCACGTTCTTCTTGGCTAAAAAACTTCTCATTCCACTCGTTTTCAAAAGGGATGTCGTCCCAGGTTACACGAACATGGGTGTAGCCTTCTATCTTGTCCCAGAACTTGCGAACAAGTCCTGACATGCCCTTGAGTGGGGTGAATGAACACAGCACCTGCCCGTTCCTTTGTGCAGTACGGACAACAAGTTCCGAGAAGATCTCGTCTGGTGGTTGCTCGTCCAAGACAACAAGGTCAAGTTCAAAACCTTGCAGATGACGCACTTGCTGTGTGTAGTTGGAGAAGTAGAGTTTTGATTTGCCACCAGAGATATGCCAGACTTCAATAGACAGGACGTTGGCCCCATCTGTGCGGTATGACTTATCGTCAATACACTCAAGCGGGATGGAGCCTGTTCCTAGTTTGTACGATTGCTTGATGTCATCACATCCAAGCAGTTTGCTTTGCAGTGTTTTCGCCACCTGCTCCCAGGATTCACCAGAACACATGGCAATGATGGGTTTGTCCCAAACCTTGCCTTTCCAGTTCTTGGGGTATCTGCCTGTCAGGTGATAAGCAGCCTCATAAGTAGAGGCCACTGTTTTGCCAGCACGGTTAGCGGCAATCATTCCCCTACGGGTAAAGCGAGAGCCAGTTTCAAAGAATTCAGATTGGTACTTGAAGGGTCTAAACCACTTCAAGGTGTTGTACTGCATGTCTTTGGCGATTACATCCCTAGCGTCTTTCATCTTTTTAAGTTGTTCAGAATCAAGGTGCTTGATAGCAGCCTTACCTCCAGCCAACTTAATCAAATGCTTTAGCGCCCGATCTTTGTAAATCGGAAGGATGTAATCACTGGCTTCACTTTTTGCCATAAGTGTCACGCATGGTCAGCAGCAGATCAGCAGCAGATGCTAGGTAAAAAACCTCTTCAGGGTTTAGTACACGATCTCCTTGAAGATCCTTTTGCAACCACTCAAGAGTTTTTCTTGCACAAGTCTCTGCCTGGGCAGATAACTTTTGCCGAAAGGTTGCGCTGTGATCTTCCATTAGACCCACGGATTGGTGACGTTCTTCTGGACAATGTTGAGCATGTCACGGTCAATCAGGGACCAAATACCACCACCCTTTTCACCAATGCAGTAAGCATACATGCCCCGGCCTTTTTCAGTGTATGTGCCATCAGCACGGCGCAACACCATTTCTTCAGTACGAGGGTCAATCCAAGAATACTTCTCAGGTTGCTTCTGACCAAACTTGTTGATGCGTTCGCCAATAGCAACTTGCTCCAATGGACCCATCACCTGAAAAGTGATTACGCCGTTGTCGTACTTGCGGAAGTTGATCTGCACCTTCTTGTCGGACTGAGGGTCTGACGGGTGAGGCATGTTGGTAGCCCCAAAGAAATGAACCTGTGATCCCTCGTCAGGCAGATCTTTACTCCGAGGAGGAAGAATCCGCTTTTCATCAGCAGGAATAAGTTCTTTTCGATCAATGTAAGGGTTTAGATCCGTCTGGAATTCAGTCGGAATCTTTTTGCCTTCCAAGGCGTTTTTAGCGACTTGGTATTGTTCTTCTTTGGGTTTGCCAACAAGGTCAAGAGCAATGCTCGTTTTGTCATAGACAAATTGAGCAAGGTCTTTTGCCGTTGGTAGATCTTCTTTCAGTGCCGCAATATCATACGTTGCCATACATTACCTTATACGTTGGTTGGGAGCTTGGGGGTGGTGAACTTCTTAGCTGCTGCCACGTTGATGTTATTCAAGTGGTTATCAGAAAGAGGGTTTTGGTTGAAAGCTTTGCCAACAGCAGTAGCCAGAGTCTGACCACGTTTGTGACCTTCTTCAAAGCCTTTGAGCTTGTTGTTGATGTTCTTAGTTAGGCCATTGGTCATGGCTTTACCGCCAGAGATTACTTTTCCGTAGGACATGATTTACCCCAGATAGTTTTTAACAGATTTGTCCATGTAGCCATCGTTCTTGATGGTCCCACAGTAATCAGCATGGGTGCTGACCTGAACCTTTTGATTGCGACTAGCGATGTTGCCACCAGCCTTAGGAGCGCCTTGTTGACCTTTGGGGCCAGACACACCGTGCTTGGGACCAGTTACATTGGTTGCACCACCAGATTTGGTTGGGCAGTGCTTGGACATGTTGCCAGTGCGGTTAGGCGCTTGGGCGTACAGGAAGTTGGTAGACATACTAACCTTTCATGAAAGTAATGGGATTATCACACTTTACGCAAAGCCGTCAAGAAGTCGTCCAAAGCGTCATCAGCAGACACCTCTTCTTCTCTGTTGACGTTGTTCACATGCTCAATAGAAATGATTGGGGCACGAGATGATTCAAACGGAGCCAGCTTATCAGCAATACGGGCTTTATCCTTGATATCAATTTCATCAGATTGCATCGCATCAATCAGTACCTCCATTGCTGTTTTCAAAGGAGGCAGACCTTTAGCCAACCTCTCCTCATTCAGCTTGTTGAACAAAGCGCCGTATTCAGTAACCCGATTAACAATCGATTTCTGCTGTCTCTGTTGAGGTTTAGAAGCCTCTTGCTTGGGAAACTTCTCACCAGTAGCCAAACCCATAGCCCGTTTCTCGGCCCTCTTCATCCTCATGTAGTGTTTTCTCTTCTCCAGCTCTTCAGGATCAGTCACGTTGCTGCCTTCTGGTCTGATCTCACCAAAAAGAATATCAGCGTCTTTGGGTTTTTTCATGTCAAACCTTTTATAGCATTCTCGGTTCTTATCCAAGCATAACTACCGTTAGTGGTAAATCCACGTTTCTTGTGGATTCTCATAAACCCATCATGCTCACTTCGGATACTGGTTGAGCAGATAACAGGAATACCCCAACTATGTGCCCACAGGATATGTTGGTCAATCATCTCATGGATCAATTTAACACGTTGTCTAACAGGAAGAGACAAGTCAACATGGTGGAACTTGGCGTTTGAGATCTCCTCGTTTGCGTAGGTTGTATACCCACCACGGTCAAACCAGCAGTAAGCCAATAAGTTATCCACAGACTTATCCACAGGTCTACAGACAGCTAAGAACTCTTTACCCTTGTCAAACAGTTGGACAGTAGCCGTAATCGTCACATTCTTACGAAACACATTCCTGTCCCTGGTAAGAATCCCATCAGCTTCCATGCCAAACACACCGTCTGCCAGTTCAACGATGTCATCCACATCATGCAAAGGATGCGCCAGTGTCCATTCCATACATTGCCTTTCAATACGATGGCCGCATTCTAACAACCAGAAAAGTTTTGAGCAAAAAAATTTATACAGGACTGCGAGTACTACATTTCTGCTTGGCAATCTTTTATATAACCCCGGTAAAACTGGCACTTTTCCTAGTTTTAAGGGTTTTTCTTCTAGAGAAGTAATACTCAGGTTTAGTTTGCGTTTCCAGATTGAGACAGGTGGAAAAAGTTTTTGTAGGAATTTTGGGAATGGGTGAGTGGGCCCCCTCTTTTTGCTCCAGGTCCAGCCCTACCCCCTCCCGAATCTAGGGGGGTACAAACGCATTTAAACGCGATTCTAGGGGGGTCTAGCTATTCCTAGGGGGGTAGTAGCCAGTAGGGGTCTGTTCGTGCTCTAGATAGGCTTAGGGATTGTCTGACGGTAGGGGCCCGATCATCTAGGGGTTTTCCAGTATTTGTTAGTGTCTTCAATAGTCAAACGCTGGAAAAGTTGGAGCTAGTCTTCATTGTCTTGTATCCCTTATGTAGTAAGGCTTAGACAGAATCGGGGTTTGTTTTTTCTTTTCTTTTTTGACATGCTCTTGACCCAATTTCCACCTGGACAAAACCCCTAAAGTTATCCACAGGTTATGCACAATTTACAGTGCACTTGAATTCACTTGATAGCATTAGGGTATTCCCTATTAGGGTTTAAAGATGCCATTCATAGGGTTTTTACTAGTATACAATCGAATAAAATCGCACAAAATATACACGTCATCAACAACCAATGAGGATCATCATGGAACATGAATACAAAACAACCCTAAACGGTGGCATTGTCACTGTAGTACTGGATCTTGAAATCCCGTCATATCTTGACCGATTGATAGCGGTTTACTTTGATTGCACGGATGTAACGTCAATCCTTGACAAGCAAACATTGACAGCCTTGTCAATGGAGGCAGAACGGGCCTATTCAGGCGATATCAGGGAGTAAACAATGAAAAGCTTTTTCACTGATCTACTGCATGCATTCATCTTTGCATGCGTCATGTTTTGCTCTTTTGTGGGTTATTTCATCATTTACGGGGGCTGATATGACAGACGAGCAAATTAGACACTATTACGACACACATCTAAACATGACACTAAAAGAATTGTCTCAAATGACAGGCAAAACAATTGCAGAGCTTAAGAAAATTATCTTAAGTTAACCATCAAATCACATTGGAAATGCATATCATGAAAAACCCATATAAAACCATCCTCAAAACCCTAGGTTTGCCCTACAAAACAATCCTAGGCGAATCATCAGCTAAAACTGTCAAGGGCGAATCCATCGGTTACCTGACGGGTATTGTTTACCTAAAACCTGATCACAAAATCTGTTCAATGGCAAAAACAGCAGGGTGCATGTTTGGCTGTTTGGAATCAGCGGGTAGAGGTGCTTTTAATTCTGTACAGCAAGCAAGAATCAGCAAAACCCGATTCTTTTATGACAATCAGCAAGCTTTTTTGTTGTCGTTTGCTGCTGATGTTTGGACACTACAAAACAAAGCTAAAAAACAGGGTTTTATCCCTTTGGTTCGCCCGAATGGCACATCAGACATCCCTTATGAAAACCTAATCATATGGGACAACAAAAACCTGTTTCAATTATTCCCTGATGTGCAGTTTTACGACTATACAAAACACCCAGCAAGAAACCTGACAGGCAAAACATCAGGGAATTATGATTTGACCTATTCGTTTAGCGCTATCACCCCGAAACCTATCACCATCAAGGGTTTACAGAATCCAAACAATTCCAGGGTGGCTGTCGTTTTCCAAAAACAAGCCGATATCCCTGCAAGCTTTAGGGGCTGGGATGTGATCGATGGTGATAACACCGATGTGCGACACATAGAACCCAAAAATGTAGTGGTGGCTTTGTACGCTAAAGGCAAAGCCAAAAAAGACACATCAGGCTTTACTCAAATTTTAGGGGTTCACTATGCATAAAACAGCGAATGATTTATTTCCAGGTGAAGCTGATCAACGTCTAAATCACCTGATGCGGTTCTATCATTGGGGCAAATTTGAAGCACAATGCTATTTTTATTATGAACCCTTTGATTCTATTGATTGGGTTGACTATTGAAAAGGGGCTTTTATGACATGCTTTGCTGTATTCCAGGGCGAAACCCAATTACGGGTCTATTCATTCGAAAACAGGTCTTATAAGGACAGGGAAAGGGCAAAAACCCTTGCTTTTAACCTTGCTCATGCTTTGCATGCTGATGGTAGATCAGCATCAGTGCAAGAATTCACTAGTACAGGGCGAATCGGTGAGCTAGTACTAGATCTACCAAAGCCACATTAAAGCCCTTAGGGGCTTTTTTGCTTTTTAGCCTTGCAAGGTTTTAGCCTTGCTGGGTTTGCTTTGCTTTTTTTGGTGCTTTGCATCAGGGCGAAGCTTTGCCTGTCGTTTTTTGCTTTGCCTTGCTGGGTGCTGGGTTTGCTTTGCCTGTCGCTTTTGACCTGTCACTAGGTGCTGGGTGCTTTGCCTTGCTTGCTGGGTGCTTTGCTTGCTGATCAGGTGCTGGGTTTGCCTGGGTGCTTTGCTGGGTGCTGGGTTTTGCTTTTTTTATAGGGGTTGATTGTGTGACTGTATCGGGCTGTATCGGGAAACATGCTGCAAAGCCGTTTAAACGGGTTTTGAGGCCCTTTTCTGGAATGCTGCTACCTGGGGTGCATCACTATGCGCTGTGCGATTGTGGGTGATTCTATGCAATTCGGCAAAAAAACCACAGGGTAAAAACACAGTAATACTGTATGAAAACACATGCGAACTAGGGTTTACCCCCATAGACGGCGAAAAAAATGGGGTTTGGCGACCAAATATTTCTCCAAAAATAAAAAGGACCCCCCCCTCAAAATTTTTAGACCCTCCCAAAAAAAGCAGGGGCTTTTGGTGGATTTCTGGCAGGTTTTTAAACTTTTGACCAAAAAAAAGACCCCGGTTAAGGGGTCTAAAGTCACTCGCTCAAGGAAAATCACTTCAAGAATTTCAGCTTATACAGCGTACTGTTGATCAAATCTGCAATTTCATCCACGATGTTCTGGATCTCACTGTTGGCTGGCAGACTGTTACGCTCTTCAGTAACGTAGTCTTTGAGGTGTTCAAGCTCTTCAAGGCCACTAGATGCTGGACCGTAGTAGTCCACAGGGTAGTCAATGATCTCGCCTTCTAGGCCCTGTATAGCCTCTGTAAGAGTGTCTACCAAAGGGATGATGGCTTGATAGAACTCACCTAGGGCGATGTGTTCTGCATAGCTTTTTGTTTGGCGATGCAGGATTTGTGTGTTGGTTGACGAGTGCATCAATGTCAACAGGAATTCACCGTAGTTCATGGAGTAACCTTTGAATCGTAATGTTGAGTGCGTCCAGCTCACCCATCTTTCTGATGGACCAAGCTCTTTTTTGACCATGCCAACCAAGAATAGATCCTTGATGACAGTCTTTGCACAGTGCTATGCAAGTATATTGCAAACCCTGCTCAATGTGGTGGGCATCACTTGGCCCAGGTGCATCACACACAGAACAGGGCAGCTCCTTGACGTTAGCCAAGTGATACCGTTCTTTGGCGTTTAGCTTATTGTTCATCCTAGATTCCGCAACTCAGAGCGTTTGGAGTATTCCTGTGTTTTCCACACCTCTATCCTTGCCTGTGCTGCTGTCAGCATCCACTTCAGGTGGGCTTCTTGTTCAATGGCTTGTTTGTTGGCAGTAATGGCTTGAATGTACTCAGCACTTGCATAGGCATCTGCTTCACGTTGACCAAGAGAGCTAGATTCACTCTTGTTCATCTGCTGGGATTTAACAACTTTCAAATAGTTGTCGGTATAAGCCACATCACCTTTTGCTACTGCATAAAGCTCTGCATGCTCTTGGATGTAACGTATTGCTTTTTCAGGGTTGATTTCCATTTCTTTTCCTTGAGTAACTTACATAAGCTGGAGTTGCTTTTTTTTCTGTCCCACATTGATGCTTGGTAGCCTCTTGCAATATATGAAAAGCCCAATTGCATTTTGTGCAAACCCAATATGGCGGGTTACCGGGAGCATCTTTTCTTTGTTCAAGCATGAATTTGTCCTTTGTCAATTTGCCACCTTACTTTGCCTTCAGAGTGAACGGGTTGCCATATGCGATTGCTTCTAGTTGTCCATCCAGTTCCTTCTTTCCAAGCTGGCGACTTAGCAACAACTTTAAAACCTGCGCCTCTTAGTGATGATCCTGGTTCTGATTCTGTTGTATATGTAATTATTCTTTGCCCACCCATTGCAGACCAAATACGCCAAGCGCAACGATACAAAAAAGAACAAGTATTTTTTGGCGCATCATCAAGCACTGTTAATCTTGTGACTTCCATTGTCAATCCATCATCTAAATGTCTTGACACGGGCCGTCCAATTATTGCTACGCCAACAAGATTGTTGTCTTCAGCTGCACCAATACTAAATTTATGCCCTTGAACTTTTTTGTTGTGGCGGTGATGCATGGTAACAAAAGCATTTGCATCAGCAAGGGTTAATGGACATATTATCATTCTTGCCCTTTAAATTTTATTCCATTTAAATTCATTGCTTCTTTGACAAACTGCAACCCTTTAACGCCCAAATTAGGAATTTTTCTAATTTCTCGTTCTGTCCAATTGCACAAATCTTGCTTCATCATAATGCCCTCAGAAACCAAGCACCTGTAATATCTGACTGGCAAATTTAGTTCATGTAAATCTGCGTTTTTATATCGTTGCTGTGTTTTTTGTTCTTCAGCCCACTCAGCGTAAATACGATTGCGGCGCTCCATCATGTGTGCTGCCATGCGATAAGCGGTTTCTGCCAATTCAAATGGATTTGTAATGCCCATCTTTTGAATTTGCGCTTGCATAGCATGCATTGCAAAATGGTCTAGCATTTCTTCTTTATTCATTGCTTTGCTTTCAAATGTGTTCGTTGATTAAATTCTGCACACCAGCATCCAAATCACCTTTACCCATTTCTATGAGTACTTTCTTTTGAATACTGTTTAAAGTTAATGCGACAAGGTTGGTGTACTTAATTTCTTCTGTCTTTTTCTTAATACCTGCACCATTACGCTTGCCGCCCCAGGTTCCTACTGGCCTACCTAGTCGTTTTTCTCTGAGTTGCCTATTATGTTCACGCTGTTTAAGCACTAACCATTCAGGCTTTTCATAATGAAATGGATCGTCCATCATGTTGTCTCCACAATGGTTCGGCATTTCTTTAGCCTGATCTCTTCAGCAACAATAACCAAGGCCCTCTCCATTTCCTTCACTGAGCAGTCATCTAGCTGGGCATCATGGAGATCCACCACCACCTTTACAGCAGTCATTTCAGGACCTGTAAAAGCAAACCTGCCCTTTTCCACACCTCTCTTGCCCATTGTGTAGATAGCGTCCTGAGCAGCCCTGATCTCTGCTTTCCAATCAGCACCCAAGTCATCTCTAATGCGGATCATGGCTTCTGCCATGTTTACAGCATGGATCAGGACATCAAGATGATCTTTTGTAGCCTCACCTTTTAGGATGGTGTCCAGGGCTTCATGGTTCTTTAGCTTTAGTCCAACACCAGCAGAAGGTAGTGAGCCTACCTTCTTAAAGCCAGACAGTACCCAATGGACAGTGTCTAGGCACACTGGCTTGGGTTTGTATTTGCTCTTTTTTCTCATGCTGTGAATTCAATGGCTTGGAGTTTGCTGATGCTCTCATTGATTTCCATCAATGTCTTGTGATAGTCAGCCATAACTTTTTGCTTTTGCTTTTCCAACGCTGCAACTTTTTGGGCTCGGGGATCATAGCCATCAGGCACTTCGATTTCAATATTTCGCTCACCAACATAGGTCATGTGCTCAGTGTCATCTATTTTTATAGAATAGACATGAAATTTAGGTGTTTTCTCCCATGAATATTGGGAGTGATAGATGTGAACTGTGGTTTTGACTTTCATTGCATTTCCTTTGTGATGCCGTCATTGGCAAACCAATTGTGATGCTCAATCAACTTGATTGGAATAGGTGTTTTCCCTAAAACAGATGCTCTTGGACCATGATCTCTACCAAGCCCACAGTGCCGTACACTTTTGTTGCATGCAGAGATACCACCTGACTGTCATCAACAAAGACAATGCCGTTCATGCCATCAAAGATAGCTTTGCAGAAGTTGTCAATGTCACTGCGTTTGGTTGGACGCTCTTCACCTGATAAACAGGCCTTGGTGCGCTTTTTACTGTAGGAGGCTGGGGTAGGCAGGGTGATGTAAATACAGGCCACTATGGGGCCTTCTAAGGGCTTCTGTGAGCCCATTGCCGTCATGGCAGCGTCAGCAACCTTAATTTCATAGTCAACTGTGGTTTTTGGACTGTAAGTTGAGACAAACTTGCCTTTCCTGGCAAACCTTGGGCGACCCTTAGGCACTGGGGTTCCTTCAACTTGAAAGATAACCTGAAAGGTCATGTGTTCTTCTCCTTGAGTTTGGCTTCGATGGCTCGTTCATATCCCCAGCCGTCCACCGTGTCCCATTCCGTGAAGTTGTAAATCTCTGACAACTCCTCCAGCGTCAGCCCAACCCATGTGCGCTGTGCTGGCTCTTGCACAGGCCACGCCTTTCCACCGTGGAAAGTCTTGATCGGGCGCTGTGCTGGCTCCATCACGCACTCAATGCAAGAGCAATACCCTGTCCCGCAGTTCTGTGGGCGTTTCTGTGGCTTGTTGTGGTGCATCCCATCAGGCTCGTAGTCCAGCCCCAACTCTCTGGCGTTCTCTGCCATCCGGTCAAGGGCTTCGTTTGCTTTACTCATAAACAACTCCTCAAAGTTAAAAGCCCCAGCATCAGCACAATGAATGCCGCCACCACCCACCCAAGCTGCTTGTCGGCAGGGGTGGGCTTGTCTTCGTCTTCGGGGATCATGGTTGTTTACCTTGGTTAAGGGCATTGGTCATTTCATCCGTGTAATCAGCCTCAGCTTCCTGCCATGCTAGAACCAAGGCATCGGACCACATCAGCCCGTGCTGGCCGATAAAGTCGCTAATTGCCACACCCAGCTTCTCAATAGAGATCATCTCGTTGCCCTGCCTCCAGCACAGGCAAGGACTGCCCACGATTTGCGGTCTTCCGCAGTGGCCGCAGTTATATAAGGATGCAGTCATATCTTCTCTCCTTCACCAGCTTTACGGTTTAGTTCAACAGCGGCGTGCTTGTAATAGTTGTGGTAAGCGGCGGCTTTGTTGTGCATATACAGCAACAAGTTGGTCACTCGCTGTCGCTCATCGGCACGAACCAGTTCAGCAAAGTGTTCAATGTCACCATGCAGAGTCAGCCCGTTGGCTTCAATCAGTTCAAATGCAGTCATCATCTGTTCTCCGAGGGTACGAATTTAAACGCCTTGTTTGCGTTGATAAGCCCGTAGGGGCTGGCGGTAAAGTTATGACCCTTGTAGCAGTCATAGCAGTATTGCGTTGGCGACTTGATGTCGCACTTGCACTTGCGGCAGAACTTCCACGGCTTGCGCTTGATGGCCTTCTCACGTTCTTCGGGCGTCATGTGTTTTTGGCTTTCAAAATGGCTTCGGTTTCATCAAAAATGCTGCTCTCTGATCTCAAGATCGAATCGCGTTCATCTTCAGTCAGCCCCTGCCACTCACGTTTTGGCTTAAGTTCTTCTTTTGCAAACGTCATGGCTTGCCCTAACTTCTTGACAAGCACCTCTTCGATCAACGGAACTATGACCTCTTGCAAATAGTCACGCAACGCTTCTTCTTGTTTGGGTGTCATTTGATGATCCTCCGGAACGCGCCGCATCGGGCGCAGTGGTACATACCTTGGCCCTCAACGGGCACCCAGCGGTGTTTGCAATCGTTCATGTCAAAACTCCTTTAGAAAATCGGCAAAGTTTTCCAACGCCTTGGCGTTCGACACTCGTTCGCTTTTTTCGGTCATGCGGCTACTCAGCACCCCTGCGCGGTTGCGGCGCTGCAACGCCAAGATGCGTTTGACTTGGCGCACGATCTCGGCTTGCTCTAACCGTGTCAACATTATTTGAACCTCCGCAGTGGCTCAACAACTTTGCGCTCTGGCGGGGGCGGCGTCATCTTCTCGGACGGTGGGGTCCAGCCCCACTTGCGCCAAGTCGTTTGCACGTCTGCGCCGCTGCTCCACTTAAAATCTTTGTTCGGTACTGATGGGTAGACTTTCATTTTTTGCTCCTTCGATTACTAAGTGCCGGTAGGCACGGATCGCTGCCTTCAAGTCTGCTTCCAGACTCTTGATCAGCTCGTCTTGCTCAGTCAGCCTTGTTGCGGCTTCCTGTGCAAACTTCGCTAGGTTGTGCGCTTCCCACGCCGCAAACCTGTTCATGGTTGGGTGGCCTGCGCCAGCAGCTCGGCCCTCTCTCTAGCCACACGCAGCGTGTTGTAGCGTTGGTGCAGTCGTTCGATTACTTTAACCCGCCGGGCGTTTGCCATCTCGGAGTCCAGCAGCGCTTTAACGTCCACCTCTGGCAGCAGCGCCAGCACTTTGTTAAGACTTCGCCATGTGTAGTTCAATTTTTTTCTCCAGTTGTTCAATCAGTTTGACCGTGTGATCGTGCGTGCGCTGCACCGCGTTAAGTTGCCGCGTCTTGTGCTTCAGCTCAGACTTGGCCGCCCGCAGTTTGGCTTTCCATTGGTCGATGCGTTTCATTTAAGTGCCTCCAAGGCGATTTGAGATAAAGAAAGTTTGTCATGTAACGCGCCCCAAATTTTCTCATCGACAGTCGTGTCGGTCAGAAATACGTAGCACCACACGTCATGCCGCTGGCCGCTACGATGCAAGCGCCCGATGGTCTGTTCGTACAGTTCGAGCGACCAAGGCAGGGACAGGAAGACAACGTGGTGGCCTCCGTGCTGGAGGTTGAGGCCGTGGCCTGCTGACTTGGGGTGGACAGCCAGTAACCTGACCTCGCCCCGGTTCCAACGGTCAATGGCGTCGTCATCATCGAGTGTGACAACCCGTTTAAACCGTCGCTTAATCTCGGCAAGTTCTTCTTGGTACTGGTAAACAAGCAGGGTATTCGCATGTTGGTTCTCATCAAGCAGTTCTTCAAGGCGTTCAAATTTATGCGCTGACAGCCACACCGGGCCGTTGTCGGAGTAGATGAAACCCGACGACATCTGCTGCAACTTCTGCGTGACCACAGCAGCGTTGACGGCCACCACGTCGTCCAGCACAAACTCTTTCTTCATCTTGTTGTAGCCGGTCATGTCCATCTTGCAGCGCACCTCTACGGTACGCAGGGGCGGCAGCTTGTCCTTGTACTCGCCAGGCTCCAGCACAAACGTGGCGGGTCTGATGCGCTGCATGACCAACTCCAGCGAACCAGGGCGGGGACGCCAGTCGCCGAAGTCCTTGTTGACCAGCGTGAAGTACTGCTGCTGAAACGCGCCCTTGGCCCGGCCCAGCAACGACTGGTCCACGATCTTGCACTGGCCGAACACGTCTTCCAAACCGTTGCTGGTGAACGAGCCAGTCAAGCCCCAACGAATACCGACATCGCCGATGACCTTGTTCAGCGCCTTAAAGCGTGCGCCTGACGGGTTCTTCAACTTGGTCAGCTCGTCAAACACAATCGCGTTGATGTGCGCCAAGCGCTGCTCGGCCAGCCATTGGATGTTGTCGTAGTTGGTGACGATGATCTGAGCGCCGCTGTTAAGCGCCGCTTTGCGCTGCGCTGGCGTGCCCACGGCCACGGCCAGCGTGCAGCCGGGTGCCCACTTCGGTGCCTCGACCGGCCACACGTCGGTGCAGACGCGCTTGGGGGCCAAGACGAGGAAGCGCATGGCGTAGCCGTCTTTGAGAATGGCCTGCATGGCCGTCAGCGTGATGGCTGTCTTGCCAGCACCCACCGGGGCCAAGATCATGGCGCGGTCATGCTCGTACAGGAAGTCAGCGGCTGTCTCTTGGTAGTCACGCAGCTTTAGCAATTCGCTCTCCTATCCAACGCACAACTGGCACAGCCCATGAGTTGCCCAAAGCCTTGTACCGTGGCCCGTCTGGGCTTTCCAACTTCTTGCGCCAAGGGATGTTGGTGTATCCATCAGGGAACCCTTGCAGGCGTTCGCATTCGACTGGAGTCAGCCGCCGCACCTGCATGGCCGTTGCAATCGCTGGCAATGGTCGCCCGCCACCCGTTGGGGAACCCTTGAGCAATGGGCCAGTTGGCTGCTCCATCGTATGCCCATTGTTCTCATAATCCACGCCACCAATGTATGGCTGCGCCACCGCAGGTGGATGAGCTCCGGCTGCCAATGGATGACATGGATCGCCCGCTTTTGGTTTACTGTAATTGGCAGCACTAGTGATCTGGGTGGTGTCGAACGGGATTGGCTGCGCTACGCCCTGCGTAGCGTGTGTGTCCACGGTGTAGGCCGTGCCATCATCGTTCCAGCCCTTGCCGTTCTGGGCTTTTTCCACGGGCCGAACGTCTTGGATGCTGATCACGGGCGTCTGCCCCTCATCCAGCGTGCTGTTGATGCCCTTGTGCATCCGGGCTGTCAGGCAGTTGTTAACCTCGTAGGGTTGCACAACCATTGCCTCTGCTTCTACTCGCTCGTTGCCTGTGCGACTGAAAGGAGGGCCGTTTGTAACGCAGGGGGCAATTGCTTGCCCCGTTTCTCGGCTCGGCGCAGTATCCCGGCGCACGCTGTCGAACTCAAAAAGAACCGTTGCGGGATCAAAATTTGCTCGAGCACTTGCGACAACGAACACACGGCGGCGTCGTTGGGCCACTCCGAAATATTGGGCGTCAAGAACTCTCCACGCAACTGCTCTTTGGGGACCATCAATAAAACCAGCGTTAGTCCATCGGCCCCCTGAAGGGACGAGCGCTTCATCTTCACCGGCAAGTGCTCCCAAAAAGCACCCAAAGGCATTGTCTTTGGTGGAAAGGACTCCGGGGACGTTTTCCCAGAAGATGATGGACTGATCAAGTCCCCGAACAGATCGTACTTTGTCAATTGCATTTGCTATCTCACAGAAAACTAAGGAAAGATTACCTCTGGCGTCATCCAAAGAGTTGCGAAGGCCAGCCACAGAAAAGGCTTGGCAAGGTGTACCACCACAAAACACATCAGGCGCTTCAACTTCGCCGGACAAAATGCGTTCAGGCAACGCCGTCATGTCGCCAAGATTGGGGACATCGGGGTAATGGTGAGCCAGCACCGCTGATGGGAATGTCTCAATCTCTGACAACCATGCGGCCTTCCAGCCAAGTGGATGCCATGCAACAGATGCGGCTTCAATGCCGCTACATACGCTACCGAATTTCATTGAGCCACCCATCTATTTGATCTTTGTTCCACAGACACACATACCTTTGGTTCATCAGCGCCATGTCCGACATGAAGACTTTCTGCAACTCGGACAGCCTGCCGCCCTCGGTCTTGACCTCAACAAACCATGTCTGCCCGTTGGGCAGGCACACGATCCGGTCGGCCACGCCGCGATGCGCGGGGCTGGTGAACTTGTACGCCCGCCCGCCCAACTCTTTGACGCGCTTGACGAGGTAGGCTTCGACTTGTTTTTCAAGCACGATGCTTAAACTCGTCAGCAGTCACCAAGCCGTTAGGCTCCAGTTCGACCATGATTGTTTTCTCATAGCTGCCGATGATCACGCAACTCGGGTTGTACCCGCGCTGCAAACAGTACTCGCGCAGGGCTTCTTGCAGTTCACTAAGCGTTAGCGCTACGGTTTGAATCTTCATGTCGTTTGCTCCTTTGCCGTGATAATACATGAAAAAAAGATTTGCACAACAAATTTTTTGTGTGTTATGATTGCATCACCCAATCTCGGGTAGACACTACAGGACAGTCAAATGGAATACCACATCCCTGCTGCTGCTGATAACACCAGCATCAACGTCAGCCGATATGAAGGCGGCGTTTGGATCAGCGTCATGCGCCACTGCGCTTACGCATCTGCCCATCTCACACGCGAACAGGCAGAGCAACTGCGCGACGCCCTGATCGCCTTGACGGAGACAGCAGATGCAGCACAGTAATATCGTTGGCGGCTCGACCGCCAAGCGCGTCATCAACTGCCCTGGTAGTGTGGCGCTGGTGCAGAAAATGCCGCCCAAACCCTCCAGCTCTTACGCTGACGAGGGTACGCTCTTGCACGACACGATTGCCGATCACTTGGCAACGCTTCAGCCGCTAGAGTCATACCTTGGTTGGAAGCACGAAGACCAGACGCTGACGCAAGAGTTGATTGACGACAAGCTGGTGCCTGCACTGGCCGCGCTTGATGAAATCGACCCCGAGCAGAAGATGGATTACGAGGTCGAGACACGGGTGGGCTTTGGCGATCTGCTGCCGGGCGTGTTCGGCTCGACCGACTTCGTGGGCCGCATTGGCAACCGCGCCATTGTGCTGGACTGGAAGTTCGGCTCTGGCGTGGTCGTGACCGCAGAGGAGAACGAACAGTTGATGTTCTACGCTGCCGCTGCCATGCGTACCGATGCGCTGGCGTGGGCGTTTGATGGCGCAACTGAAATTGAGTGCGTCATCGTGCAGCCGCCCGTGATCCGGCGCTGGGTGACAACGCCCGAGCGCATCAAAGAGTTTGAGCAGACGCTGGTGCAGGCCGTTAAGCAGGCGCAGCAGCCGGACGCCAAGCTGGCCGCTGGTGAGCACTGCCGCTGGTGTGCAGCCAAGCCTGTGTGCCCTAAGATGACCGGCGCTGTGGACCGCGCCCTGCTGGTGCAACTGAAAGAAATAGATGTTGACACGCTGGGCCGTTACCTGAAGAATGCAGACCTCTTAGAAGACTGGATCAAAGACCTTCGCGGTTTGGCGCTTCAGTTGCTTGAGAAAGACCTGCCAGTGCCCGGCTACAAGCTGGTGCAAAAGCAAGCAAGACGTAAATGGACCGATGAGTCAGCCGCCAAGCAGGCGCTGCTGGACATGGGCCTTAAAGAATCTGTCGTAGTCGAGACTTCCGTCATGTCCCCTGCACAGGCCGAGAAGGCGCTCAAAAAGCGCTTTAGCGACCTGCCAGAAGGTTTGGTGAAGTCCGAGTCGTCAGGTACAACACTGGCAAGCGAGGATGATCCCCGCCCATCAGTGTTGCAAATCGGGCAGCAACTTTCTGCTGCTCTTTCTAAACTTCAGTAAAGGACAATCATGTCAAATCTCGCTACTTTTTCTTCGGCAAATCTGCCAGCAGTTGCCACCCTCTCCACCGCTTTGCGTGCGCTTGAACAAGGCGCAGGCACATCGGGCGTTGTCATCCTGAAAATGGACAAGACAGGCCACTGGGTGTTTGGTGCTGACCAGACTGAAGTCGAAGACGACTCTACTTGGGCCGTCAACCCTTTCTCTTTCGTTCACGGCTTCATCGCCTGGGGCGACGGCGAAGTGCTTGGCGAGAAGATGACCGGTGTGCAGCACCCCCTGCCAGAGCTTGACGCAGCGCCTACCGGTGCCAAGCGTGGCTGGGAGACTCAGATCGGTATGTCTTTGAAGTGCCTCGTCGGTGAGGACAAGGACATGGAAGCACGATTCACCACTACGTCAGTGGGCGGCAAGAAAGCCGTGCAGGCGCTGGGCGTCGCCATCGCCACGCAAGTGGAAAAGGACCAGTCCAAGCCTGTGGCTATCGTGCGCCTGAAGAAGGACCACTACGTTCATAAATCTTATGGAAGAATTTATACGCCAGTGTTTGAAGTGGTCGAGTGGGCCAGCATGGACGGTGCTGCTGAAGCCGCCGCGCCAGAAGCAGAGGCCGAGGCTCCAGCGCCCGCTGGTCGCCGCCGCCGCGCAGCCTAAGTGAGACAGGGGCTGGCCTTCGGGCTGGCCCCACCTATTCCGTAAAGTAAAGTATGAAACACGAAGACAAAATACAAGAGTTTTTGCGTGCGCAACCCTTATGGGAACGCTACAACTTACGCAAGAAACTAAACGTGATGTTTGCCAAAGAGGAAACGCTTGGCGTATCGTTGTTGGGTTTTATACCTGATGCTTTTCAGATTGACGCGCAGAATTTCATTGTTCGACTTTTGGAAGTGGATGGACATTCGTACACTGACAACGACAAAATGTATTTGATAGCTGCGTTTTGGTACGAGATGGACACTCGCAGTTGGTCTGTCGAATTACACACTGTGCATTTGTTCACTGATGCTACGTCGATCTTGACCGATAATGATTTAGCCAAACACTGGTTTAACCAATATGCTCTGGCTTGACTTCGAGACGCGCAGCCGCTGTGACCTGAAGGCCAAGGGCGTGTACAACTACGCGCAAGACGCCAGCACCGAAGTGCTGTGCATGTCCTACGCCTTTGGCGACGATGATGTGCGAACGTGGACGCCTGGTCAACCCTTTCCTGAGAAAGTAAAAGCGTACAAAGGCCAAATTTACGCCCACAACGCGGCGTTTGAACGCTTGCACTTCTGGTATGTCTTGCAGATCAACTTTAAGCTGGAGCAGTTCGTCTGCACCGCAACACAAGCCCGCGCCAACTGCGCGCCTGGCTCGCTTGAAGACGTTGGCCGGTTTGCTGGCGCGTCCATGAAGAAAAGCCACCGAGGCGCGCAGTTGATCCGCTTGCTGTCGATCCCACAGGCCGACGGCACCTTCAGGCAAGACCCTGCGCTCATGGCCGAGATGATTGACTATTGCGAGCAAGACGTGCGCGCGATGCGGTCGATCAGCAAGGCCCTGCGCCCGCTATCCATACAAGAGGTTGAGGACTACCACGTCAACGAGCGGATCAACGACCGTGGCGTGTTGGTAGACGTGCCCCTGTGCAACGCCGCCGTCAAGTTTGCCAGCGATGAGTTGATCGAGATTGAGCAGATCGTGGCCGAGGTGACCGAGGGCGAGATCACCAGCGTCAGGTCGCCTAAGATGCGTCAGTGGGTGATCGACCGCGTAGGGGCGCAGGCGCTCAAGCTCATGGAAACCTACAAGGACGGCGAGAAGAAGTATTCGATTGACAAGACTGTGCGAGCCAACTTGCTTGCGATGGAGAACCCAGATGAGATACCGCCCGCTGTTGCCGAGGTCATCCAATGTGCGGACGACCTATGGGCGTCTTCGGTTGCGAAGTTTAGCCGCCTTGCATCTCTTGCAGACGTCGAGGACAACCGAGTCCGAGGAGCTTTCGTGTTTGCTGGAGGATCTGCGACAGGTCGAGCGTCAAGCTACGGAGCCCAGGTTCACAATTTCACTCGCAAGTGCGCCAAATCGCCCGAGGACGTTAGAACTGCAATGGTCAGAGGCCATTCAATTGTTCCACAATTTGGAAAGCGCGTTACTGATGTCCTCAAAGGAATGCTCCGGCCCGCACTGATACCGGCTAAGGGCAAGCACCTGGTCGTGGCCGACTGGTCATCCATCGAAGCCCGCGCCAATCCTTGGCTGTCCAACTGCCCCGCCGGTGAGCGCAAGCTGGCCATCTTTGCCAAGGGCGAGGACGTGTATAAGGTCAACGCCGCTGCCACCTTTGGCGTGGCCGTGACCGAAGTCAACGGCGAGCAGCGCCAGATCGGTAAGGTTCAAGAGTTGGCCTGCGGCTTTGCCGGTGGCATCGGTGCCTTTGCCGCGATGGGTCGCGCCTACGGCGTGAATCTGCCCGAGTCGGATGCCAAGCGCATGGTGGACGCATGGAGACGGGCAAACCCGTGGTCGGTGCCTTACTGGCAAGACTTGGAAGACGCCTACACCCGCGCCATGCGAAACAAAGGCCATGAGTTCAGCGTGGGGCGGGTTACCTACCTGTTTGACGGCCAGCATCTCTGGTACGCTTTGCCCTCCGGTCGAGTCTTGTGCTACCCGTACGCACGACTCGAAACCGATGGTGTAACCTACGCCAAGGCCGCTTGGAAACCGGCAGCAGACGCGACCGAGTGGCCACGCGCAAGGCTTTGGAAAGGGTTGGCGTGTGAGAATATCACCCAAGCCACCGCCAACGATCTGCTGCGCCACGCGCTGCGCCAGCTTGACGACGTGGTCTTGCATGTGCATGACGAGATAGTGTTAGAAACCGACCGGCCAGAAGAGATGGCCGAGCGGCTTAAAAAGGTGATGTGTACGCCGCCCGAGTGGGCTAAGGGTTTACCCCTTGGCGCAGAGGTGGCAATCATGTCGAGATATGGCAAATAAAAAGCCCGCTGGCAGGCGGGCTTGTAAGGGAGCACTAACTTGGAATTCTTGGACTTTATCACAAAACTCGCCCCAGTTGGTGAGACTGCACTTATTGTGCACCAAAAACCACAATTAAAAGACGGCCAGATTCAACTCCACGCCGACGGCGCAGTCAAGTGCACATGGCCAGCGCACCTGCCGACCAAGGGCACCAGGGCTGGCCAAGCGTGGTACGCCAACACCGCCAGCTTCGTCGTTGACCGCTTTGCCGATGGCCGCGTGTCGGCGTCCGCAGCCAACTGCGAGTACATCCTTGTCATGATGCTGGACGACATCGGCACCAAGTCCAAAGTCCCACCCATCGCCCCGACGTGGGTCATGGAAACGTCCGAAGGGTCGTTCCAGTGGGGCTACGCCTTCGTTGACCAACCGACCAAAGCCGAGTTCAGCGCGGCCATTCGCGCCATCGCCGATGCAGGCTACACCGACCCAGGCGCTTGCAACCCCGTTCGCAACTTCAGGCTCCCAGGCTCTGTTAACTTGAAGCCCGAGCGCAACCTGTTTGCGTCGCGCTTGGTCGAGTTCCACCCCGACCGTGAGTTCACGCTAGGTGACATCTGCTTCGCCTTGGGTGTCACACCAGTTGAGCCCGACTCGCTGACCCTGCGCCCGATCCGCTTGTCTGACGACGGTGCCGACGACGTAATGGCGTGGCTGTCCGAGCAGGGTCTGCTACTGTCCCGACCCAACGGCGAAGGCTGGGCAGGCGTGATCTGCCCCAATGGTGCCGAGCATACCGACGGCAACCCTGAAGGCCGGTACATGCCCGCCAACCGCGCCTACTGTTGCCTGCATTCGCATTGCGTGGACTTCGATTCGCGCATGTTCCTGCAATGGGTGGCCGACAATGACGGCCCCAGCCACACCCCAGGTTTGCGTGAAGAACTACTGGCGCAGGCGATGGACTCGGCGCTGTCTAAGCTCACCCCAACTGTCCAGTATCCCAACGAAGCCGCGCGGGTGATCGCCGAGGTCGAGCGCAAAGAGCTTGGCCGCATTGAAAAGAATGACTGGTTTGAGCGGTTCGCGTATATCCAAGTAGATGATGCGTTCTTCGACATGCAAGACCGCCGCGAAATCAGCCGGTACACCTTCAACGCCCTGTTCCGTCACATAGATTGCAAGTCAGTCCACAACACCAAGCGCCGCATTGAAGCCAGCACGTCGTTTGATGAGTTACGCCAAGCCAAGGGAGCCAAGGCGCTGGTCGGCGTCACTTACGCCGCCGGTGAATCCATTCTGGTCGCCCGCGAAGGCATGGTCTACGGCAACCGCTGGCGCAACGCCCGCCCCAAACCCGCGCCTGGTGACGTCAGCCCGTGGCTGGCGCACGTCGAGCGCATGATCCCTGAGAAGTTTGAGCGCGAGCACCTGTTGAACGCGTTGGCCCATAAGGTGCAATTCCCAACGCACAAGATCAACCACGCTATCCTAATGGGCGGCAACCACGGATCAGGCAAAGATACCCTCTTCGCCCCCTTCTTTTGGGCTATCGGCGGCAACGCCAAAGCCAACTGCTCACTGGTCAAAAACGAAGATTTGAATTCGCAGTGGGGTTATGCGCTCGAGTGCGAAGTGATGGAGATTGCCGAGCTACGCCAAGCCGAGGCCAAAGACCGCCGCGCCCTTGAGAATACCCTCAAGCCCATCATCGCCGCGCCCCCCGAGTACCTGATGGTCAACCGTAAGGGTTTGCACCCCTACTACGCCCTGAACCGCGTGTTCGTGATTGCATTCTCCAATGAGCGCGTGGCCATCTCGTTACCCAGCGAAGACCGCAGATGGTTTGTCATTTGGTGTGCGGCATCTAAACTACCAGAGGCGCAGGCCGTGGCCTTGTGGAACTGGTACCAGCACCGCGCGGGCTTTGAGGCCGTCGCCCATTACTTGCACACCCGTGACGTGTCAGCATGGAACCCAACCGCGCCGCCCCCTATGACCGAGGCCAAAGCGATTATGGTCGAGCACGGCATGTCAACCGC